TCCATGTAATGGATAGAGTATAGTTAGATACACTCCTGCTACTGTTCTCAAGTTCCCTCTTGAACAAATCCATACTAGCAGAATCTGCTCCACGGAAACCATAGATTGCTTGCTTCGGGTCACCGACTACAATCATTCTACCACCATTACAAGCCTTGAGAATTAATCTTCGCTGAACCTCATTGAAATCCTGAGCCTCATCAACAAAGACAACATCGTAGTGCTTCACTGGTAGATTCAATTCGACTGGTAGCCAAACCATATCATCAAAATCAACTGTGGTTGCATCCTTGCATGACTCCTTGAGTATTGGTAGTAGGGCAATCGCCTCATTCTTGTCAATGACACTATCAAACTCTATGTCAAATCTCTCAAGGATATACTCAATCATATCCCTGTCTTCCCAATCTGCCATACTGCTCTTCAGTTGACTGATTAGTTTGACCACCTGAGATACCGACTGGTAGTTCTCACCTAGAATATCCTTGACGATATTCCAAGTCTTCCTACCATCCATTCGGCAGTTTCTCTTGTGCATTCTAACTGCTGAGTAACCTAGACTGTGAAACGTCATTGCGTCACAATCATCAGGCAACTTAGCATCTAGTTCAGTTTGGATTGACTTGTTGAAGCAAAGAAAACCCTTCTTTCCATCAACTAGTTTCGCACCTGCAACAATGGTATACGTTTTGCCTGTTCCGGCTCCAGCATACACCATCATGTGGTCATTACCATTTTCCATTTCTTTCCATATTTCTTTCTGTTCTTGTGTTCCATTCATATTTTTATTACCTCCGTAATAGGAGTGTGATTAGCAAGGAAGACAGGTAGTACCTTGTATCGAAAAACAGGCCAGTGTCTTTCCTGCGGAGTTTGATTGCTAAGAAAATGTCTCAACGCAGTTCGTCTTTTTACTACGATGTTACCATCATAGTTGATACAACCTTGCTCAATTTGATTAGTCGGTCGGAAAATATGTCAAAGACTTGTGATAAACCGACTTTGAGTGTGATTAGTAAGAGAAAAGACTTGAGGTAACCCAGAACCCCTCAACAACTAGTGTATGAAGAATTTGTCTTTTTTTATTCGTTGTAAAACTCCTACTCTGTCGGATTCAAACCGACTTATGAGTATAATGTAATCGAGACTATATTAAGTGGCGATGCAAAGCATCTGTGATATCCTTAGAAATCGGGAACTGGAGGAAGAAAACGAAACTCCCTTTGTCTACGGTAATATGATTGATGATGTACACTTTCCAGTTTTTTTATTTGACAAACCCGACTCTAGGGGTAGAGTGTGAGTGGAGGCAACGGATGGGTAACGAACCCCAAATGCTAGTAGGTAGTCAATGCGTAGCAATACAGAAACAACGAAGAATTATCCGTTTTTGAAACAAGCAGAACTTGTTACCTAGCATACCTCCATTATCCCCGAAGGGATGAATGTTAGATAAATATTTCATGAGGAATGCTTGGGTGCTATGCCCCTGACCACTGGAGGGAATGAACTGCTTCCGACTATACAGTTTGCAAACAGTAACCATAGTAGACATATGCTTTCGCAATATCTTCTGGTAGGAAGAAACACTACTTACAGCCCGCTCCGAAGAGAAGGGTCCGTGACTTTGTTACTCTTTCATGTGTAGAGAACGACTACTGATGGGATTGAATCCATTTTATAGCGCACAGTTGCTTAACCATTCAGAATCAAGCAAGTTCTCTCTTCGGTAGTCACTAAACTACCTGCAACAACTCCGGTATCTTTTCACATTTTTATTCAGGTCTAAAACCTCATTGAACGATAGGTCATCTACGAAGTACCGCTACTTCTGTCTTCGATGTCCTAGCGAGAATTATAGTTAATATTCTCATTTGGGTGGTTTTCTCACCCAGTGAGAATACTGAGAACACTTTGGGAAACAAAATACTGCTCCACATTTTCAGTTCTCAGATTTGTTGGTTTTCTCATTTTCTCATTTTCTCACCCCTCTCAGGGGAAGAAGAAGAAGAAGAAGAAGAGAGGGGTAGTAGAAGAAGAGAGAATATGAGAATATGAGAATATATGATATTTTATATCATTTTTCTTCTTTAATTCGTCCCTTCTGTCCGTCTACGCCCACCTCCTATTTTCTCACTTCGATGAGAATATTGAGAAAGTGAGTCATATTGACTCACTCTTTGACTGGCTAATGATATTGATTATCGAATACTGATACTGATATTCAATTCTATACTAATATTATATTAATATGAGATGAACGACTAGGCTCATTAGTAAAGGTTGCCATTTGAGTAAACAACTAATTGTGACTTTTGTGTGTTGATGTTTAAACTATGGCTAGAAAATAAACACGTTTGAAGTGACTTTTCTACAGCCTGAGAACCCGCCGCCCAAACTTAAAGGGAGTCCGGCGATTTCAAACGGCCTTCCCGATTAGAATTCTCATACTCCGAAGTATCGTACCATATGGTCACTCAAAACTCTAGTACACAGTGACCTTACATTTAGGCACTTAGGGTAATATTTGTTGTGGGGGGTAAAACCACAGCGACAGGAGCGATAACAATGACAGAATACGAACCAAAAAACGATAAGAAAGCATTGGGGCTAATTGCGGCCTTCAGTGCTTTCCTAGCCACACACAAGGTAGCCGGGGTAAAGGGGAAGGAAGAGTATCTATACTTCACCTTGAAGATAGAGGAAGGAATAACCAAGCACGTTCTGAACGTGTGCAACCAACTCCTAAAGGACGAGAAGGATATTCCTCTGTTCTCTTACAAGCCTCCAGCATTCAATTCTGAGAAAATCAATACTGACTTCTCAGGATTGCTTGAACTACTGAACGCTTGCTTCGATGTTTCCGCATACAATGACTCAGATGCGAAGGGGAAGAGATTCCTCAAGGCAAACACGAAGACCAAGAAAGACGGCACGAAAGAAGCCGGGAGGGAACTAACGGGGGAGCAAGTTCTTGACATACTCATAAACCGCGCTAAGAGAGTAGCCGGGGAGGAAGACAAGTCGTAGACAGGTTGACCCCCCACACAAACTAACGAGGGACACAGCAAAGAGAAAGGGTTTAGTTCACCCAATGATCTTTTTTGGTACAAAATGTACCAATTTTTAAAATTCTCTTTCCGGGTTGGATACCGGAGTGTTTTATCTGGGTTAATCCCCAGACCCTCGACCCTCGGAGGGTTGTTAATACGAGCGTTCAACAACCATATGGTACTAGCACTTTGAGCGTAATGTACCCTCATATTTGGGTTGTATGGGATATGGGCATGGAGATAACACCCCAAGCCACGCAAGAACTACGACCGTACAAGACATCTATTGACATCGGACATTCTAAGTCCGGTTCTGACCATGTTTTGATAATCAAGAGTATGAAAGTACACAGTGATGACCCTGTAGAGACTTTACAGATTGTTGAAGCCATGCTCAAGAGACTTGACGCTATTATTGCAGGTGATGAGTAGATGACGAATCGAGGAACAGCAAAAAACATCAGGATTCACATAGGAGATGAGACTGAAAGAGCCAATCTCAATCAGAAGATACGAGAACACATCGAAAACCACCCTAATGATAAGACCCCCACCCTGAAAAGACATTCAGTGGGTAGAATTCAGAAGGAGATACGCAAGGCGCACATCAGATACAAGAAACTACAGAGGCGCAGGTGAAAATCCTGTCCTCTGGGGTTCCTTTGGCTACAAAGTGCCGAACCATATGGTAGCAAGAACTTTCGTATAGACTACCCGGTTAAGTTTGGGTTTTGTTAGGGGTTGACATGAAAGAAGACCCAGAACCACGAATATGTGATGCATGCTGGCTCAAGGGAGAGTTCTCAGTTACGTTCCCACATGATAACCACATTTGCAGAAGATGCTTTGCTGTCTCACTAGTTGAGCGCATTAAGGAAAACAATGGGAATTAAGGAGGAAAAGTGATGATAAAATTACTAGATAAGATAGAAGAAATAGAAGCGAAAGCAGACGAATACCGTGATGAAGAGAGAATATCTCACATGACTTATTGCATGGGACAGATAAATATTCTAATGTGGTTGTTAAAGAATAGCATAAGTTCTCGACACCCTGAAAGTATTCTCTTTCATCTTGATGACATAACCACGATACCCGCAGGATTCAAGGAGGAAGAATGATGGTCAGTAAAGAAGAATATGAATACTACCAAGAAAAGGGGTACAAAGAGGGATACCGTGATGCACATGACGATTTGATGGTGATTGTACAAGAGGATATTGAAAAGACACAGAAAAAACTCGATGCCATTTTTGTTAACTATGGGACGGACGTAAACATGACGAAAGAAACTCAGTTTGTCCAAATGAATCAACTGATAGGTCAGAAGAAAGTATGGGACTTGATGCGGCTTTATCTTATTATCAACAATGACGGGGAGAAGGGTTGTTCAATCAATGTCCATCTTAGGGAGGTACAGTAGAATGACCGAGTACCCGCAAGACCATCCGAGGTTAACAAGATGTCAGTTTGAATATCTGAACTGGGTTCTCACTGTGAAACTCACAGAAATTACAGGAAGACAATTGACACCAGTGGAGATAGGTTTGATTGGTTGGGAATTAGCGAACACCAACGAAGCATTCAAACACAACAGGTGGCACGGTGCTTATCTCAAGTATCTAGCCAGTATCTGAGTCGCACGGTCTAGGTAGTCCACAACCGGAGGACAAAGAAAACCTAGAGTGAAGCAAAGGAGGAAGTAGCCTTCGACAAGGTGAAACGGAGAGGTGAAGGTATGCCACGACCACCTCTCCGCCCTCCGGGGGGTTGTACGTACAGCGTTTTACAACCATATGGTCGTATGCGAAGCATACTCTTGGCTACTTTGTAAGCCATATAACAGACCTCGCTTTATATTTGGGTTGTTGGCTCTACAGGTGTTCGATAGGGTCGGACTGGAGGCACAAACAACGGAGAACGATAACATGATTGATGAAAGTAAATTAACGAAAATAGAAGACAGGATTAACCAGACGAACGAATGGTTGGCTAAGGGAGAGTACAACGAAGATGACCCTTACCACCGTTCAGCAAAGGAACAACTCAACAGGTTGGAAGAATACTGGGAGGCAGTAGATGCAGACCTCAAGAAAGCAGACGATTCGCAGAGAATGAATCTAACTTTTGCTGTAGACCAGTTGGAGAACACCCTATCTGTAATTCCCAAGACGCAATCTGTTCTTGGTGGACTATGCAGTAGAGTAATGGGTAAGGTTTCCAACCTACCAAACGCAGTAAACCAGTCGGTTCGCTCTATACAGAGCAGATACGATAACTGGGTAGAGTTCATATCAAACAACCGATACCTACTCACCCATAATCACGACAAGAAGGGAGTACAACTATCCACTTACGAGGACGAAGACGCGGCTATCGCAGTCCTTGCTAAGAAAGAAACTGACTCATACGTGGGGAGAGTCAAGAGAACTTGGACCGAACTTGCTAGTGGCAAGGCAACACACGGATACCTAGTAACCGCAGACCCAAAGAACAACGGGTCCGACATAACGCTGACCGAAATAGACGGTGTAATGGTGATGGCAACCACCTACACACCTGCACCAACAAGGGGAGGTTCCAACTGATACTGGAACTTCTCTGACTGAATGACTCCATTCCGACCCTTTCGGGCACATTCAGACTCACAGACCACTTGACCGTCAATCAAGTGAAGGGAGATACCATGCTAAATAGGAGATAATGAAAATACAAACTACAACATTATGGGTATTTTGCCACTACCCCCTAAATAAAACAGAAAATAGCATAAACTCATAGCATGGTATCTCCAAACCAAATATCAAGGTTCTTTATCGCTACAAAGTGCTGGAACCATATGGTACTAGACTCTAGTAAAAGTACCCCATGTGGGACGAGAGAGCCTATGGCATGCCCTCCCGTCCTTTGAGTTCACTCTTCCGCGTAGCCATCAAACCACTGACCACGCTTCTTCAAGTCTGAGCAAGTACTACCGGATGTCTCCGGGTCTTTGCAATGCTCTTGAGCCTCTTCAAGAGTAAGTCCTCTCTTGATAACTCTGTCATTCCCTTCAAACCTGAATCGTATTATCTTGTATGTTGTCATGGTTCCCACCTCTCATTAGGATACTTAGGTAATCTTAGGAATCTCTCCATCTGCCATGTGATGTTCATTGCCATCTGAATTACCTCTACCTCTTCCTTGCTGTTATGTCCCATCTTCACGCTCTCCATATCAGGTAGGGTCGTGTCTCTATACTTCCACAATGCCTCTTGCGCTCTTATTCCAAAGAACCCAACTAATTCTTCTAAGGAGTCCTCACTATGGGTGTACACTATCCTAGTTCTCAATGGACCCCCATCAGCATCCTTCAAGTCTACGCCCTTTACAGTCTCCCATTCTATTTCTTCACTCATGCCTGTACCTCAGTTACCTAATCATATAGGGTTGTAGTACTAGCGTCTGCAACCATATGGTCGGAACGAAGTGACGAAGGGGCGATAGCCCCGACCCCACTATCCTTTACATTTAGGTGGTTTGCTCCACGGATACTATGGCAAGAAGTGTATGGATAGTAAGAAAGAAAGAACAGTATGTAGAGGAACATGAGTATACCGAAGAGGAATATTTCCACTACAAACAGAAAGCCGATAGAGTAGCCGCAGAGTACAATATGTCGGATGCCATTCCTTTAGGAGAATGGTTGAGGAAGAATGGTTGGTTGACTCCGAATTCTCCTGCTAGACAGGAGGCAATGAGGAAAATCAGGAGAATGTCAGAGGGAGCATACGAAGTTATCGAGAAGTATGTAGATGATAACTATCGTTGAGCGGATTTGAGGGTCTTACACCTCATCTCCGATGACCCAAGACTCCTCCCACCCCATGAACCAGTTCCTCTCACTGTGACACAAAGTCTCACACCATATGGTCCGTTAGGACAAAAAATTTGTTTTACACAGAAAATTAACTTGTGGGTATCTACAGGTGTTGTTTCCCCTGAGTATCCTGTAGGGGGATAATAACCCCCACTTTGCCCCTGTGGGACTACAAAAAGCACTATTTTCCGCCGGGTGCGCTAGGAATACCCCCTGTAGAGGTGTCTAGAGTACCCCCCTGTGGAGATACCCCCTAGTATACCCCCTGTGGATTTTATTCTGGGAATGGAAAAAAACCAAAAAAAAGAATTTCGCTAGTGGTAAAAAAATTCCAGCCCATTTTTTGAAAAAGAAGGTATAAATTAATTGTTACAAACCGTTGGACGGTTTCTTTTCGTTTTTGAGTCCGGTTTTTTCGCAAGGACTTTTAGTTAGACTCGTTTGGATGGGTCATGGGATGGTTTGACATAGTGAAAGTAGACTCATCCTTAGAATTATTCAATGTGTTAAACGATATAGGCGATTATCTTAACTCAATGGTTAATTTTGGAGAGAAATTAGTGTTTACACCAAAAAGAGATTCACGCACTAAGGAATTTTCATCCGTACCTGAAGAATGGGGTCCAATTTACACATCAGTTAAGGAATACAGAGAGAATTTAGATGATTATACGAGAAAAATAACCAATTTAGTGACGGACAAGAGAATCCCCAATAGTGCAATTGCAAAGGGAGTCAGAGAATGGTTGATGGGCTTTGATTGGAAAGCGATGCAAAGAAATATTATGGAACTGTATGACCAGAGAAAGAGTGAATTTCCAAATAACCCTTACTTTAGAGGAAGAGAAGGAGAATTGACTTTTCCAAGTCCTCTAAATATGGATTATGTAGAAAGAATATTAACCAGTCCAGATTTAGATGATGGTGATAGTGTTAGTGGAGCGAGAGTGACAAGACGATGAAATGGTTTGATTTGTTCAAGAAAGAGCCTGTAGATGAGGCTATAGATGACCTTGAGGAAGTTGCTGATAATTATGATTTGTCTGAGCATGAGTGGAGTTCCGTTGATGATGCATCAGACTACTTGTTTGAGCATAAGGTGAAGAAGAGAGACATCTTTGATGACTTAGAAGACAAGAAGGGTAAACCAGTAGAATTTGACATGGATAAACCGCGCTTTAGTGTTGAGATGAAAAATATTCCAGAAGTATGGAGTAGAAGGTATAGAGAGGAACCCGGTGAAGATAAACCTAGCAGATTTGACTCCGTAGAAGACGATACGACTATCACTAATCTTGTTCTGAAAGGCAATGTTACAATAGATACTAGTGGAAAAGGTCAGACGGCCCCAATTGATGTCTATACGACTATCACAAGTATGACTTATGATTTTAACATAGATTATGAGCATAATAATTTTGGTGAAAAATATAATCCGGGTCAAGGCTATGAGCAAGGTGGCCCAAAGTCTTACAGAATGACAGACAGGGATTATTCTCCTTTGGACATAAGATTGAGAGTTGACACTACAGAAGCCACAAAACCTGATGCGCTGAAAATAAAAAATAGCGTAAACTCAGGTAATTATAGGATTAATGTCAATGAAGTGGATGAATTCATAATTGACTGCCATAATTCTACAGAACCAAAGGATTGGACACATGAAATTGAGATAGAGTGGGGGCTTGGGAATTAATCATGGTTAAGAAAGACAATACCTATCGTGTTGGTCCATACAATGTTGAAGTTAACTTTGACTACAGTAATGTCAAGGAGAGGTATGACAATTGGAAGGACCGTTGTGAGGAATTGTCTGGTGAGGACATAGGTGTAATGAGAGAGGAAACTAGTCTTTGGGACAGTCTTCTGAAACATGGCAACAGTAAGAGAATCGTATATGGTAAGGGGGGAGAAGCAAGAGAAGCAGAGCAGAAGAAGTCGGGGCAGGGCGGCTCGTATCTGCTACCTGCTTGTGAAACCATTTTCGGGGGAGACATGGGACCACAGACTAAGGAACTCTTACAGTCAGTAAAGAACGTGATGGATAATGAGGGTGCAGATGGTAGTAAGATGAACCCCAGAAACATGAGTTGGCAAAGTGACATCAAAGGTTGGAATCCAAGTCCTATGGAAAAAGATGGCGAGGTTCTAGTTGACAAAGACGGGAATCCCAGACACAGAACCAGAAAGGGTGTAATCTATGGGCATTACAGAACTCAGACCTATGTTGACTATAGGAGAGAGATAAAGAGAAAAGAGGCTGAGATGGATGCTGTGAATTCTGATTGGTACAGCGACCAACCAGATACGGCAGAACCCCCTATGTGGCAAGCATTGTATGGTGATGGAGACAAGTTGTTTGAGGGTGTTGGAGATTCTCTATTGACTATCGTTACTGATGCACTTGAAGTTGAAGGAGTCATGGATGTTCTTGAATCTACACCAATAGCCATTGAGGGTCTAGGTGCGGCACAGGCAATATTCAATGAGTTAGAACCTGTTAGAGATTGGTTCACAAGAGCAGTACAGGATAGTAGTTATCGAACTTCGGCAGGTAACTTCTCAGCGACTAAGGCTAGGAATTTCTTCTTGAAGAACAAAGTAGACCTACAGGATGAGGGAGATAGCCAATTGATGTTGAGAATAATGGAATCAGTCAATGCAGATTATCCAGTAGGTGTAAGGTCCGTGTACCTAGCAATACCCAAGAACCAAATCAATCAGATTGCTAATATGGCAGGTTTCCAGAGGAACGAAGAGCAAGAGGTTACGGCACAGACACAAGGAATGGTTGAGGAAGCACCAGATACAACTACTAAGATGGATTGGAGAACGGTGTTGGTAAGATGAGTTGTTGTGGTGCTGGAATAAGTTTAGATAATAATAACGTAGGTGCGCCAACAGGTTGCCCCTACTGTTATCGGAATTGGAGTGATGAAAAATGAGTTGGAAAGAAAAACTGAACAAACAAGAGCCTGACCCTGAGAAGGTCGTTAGACATATAACGGTAGATGGATACAAAATTCCTGTTAACGCATACGGGAAAGTTCCTAACTCAATACATCAAAAAACGCTAGATAAACTTGAAAAATTGAAGGCTAAAATTGAGGCGATGAAAGAATGAGTTGGAAAAAAGAAATAAAGAAAGCAAAATATCAGGGACCGCCATCGGAGATGAGTAGATATGCTACAATGTTGACACCTACGCGCTTAAAAGAAGTATACTATCATTTTAACGAATTAGAAAAGAAATTGGCTGATTTAGATGACCTGCCAGTGAACACAGACTATCTTATGGAAAATATCCGAAGGGCATTGGATAAAATAGACGATGAGTTAGAGAATGAAGCCAAATATGGTGATGCACGTGGTAAGCGGGCTGATGAAAAATTCATAGGTAATTATACTATTAAACCGAGGAAAGATAAACTAAGTGATGAAGAATGAGTTGGCAGGAAATAGTCAAATCAAAAAAATATCCTCAATGGGATAAATTAGGAATGCAAGATAGTTTAGGTAAAGCAAGACACTACGCTAAACTATTGCATGAATTCGCTTCAAGCAAGGGTTCAATTAAAAATAAAAAATCTTTCATTCGTAATGCGTTGAAGAAAGTAGGCTACGGCCATATTAATTTAGATTTTTTAGATGATTTGGATAGGTAATTATGATGAAAAAGGCTGATGCAACTAACTCTTTTCCATTCAAGGGTAGCAAAGAGAGGCAGAAGAATGGGTGGAAGTCAACACTCGATAAGGATACTGCCAAGTTCATACAGATTTTATTTGACGTTCATAATTGGAGCAAGAAGGAACAGGCTAAGTTCTTCGACATAATGCTTCAAGAACCAGAAATGTGGCAAGACAAGTATGATGTCTTTCGTAGAACTCTGGATATGAAGCATTACACGAACGATAGAATAGAAGACGACTTATCAGAACACTCATTCGCAGAATGGTTCAAGGAGGAATTCGACTCCGATTGGGATAACCTTGAGGCGTATCTGGATGACATACAGTTGGAAAGAGATAATGAGAAGGCAGGAAATAACATGATAGAGAATATGTGGAAAGCAGTATTGCAAAAGGAAGATGACCGAATGAAGAGAATGCGTACGACTCGTTCTACAGGTCAAGACCCAGAGGCAACTAAGAGAACTATGACAGACCCAAAAGAGAGAGAACTCAGGGAGAAACTAATGAGTAGGAATGAAAATGCCGCTTTTGCTAGTAGACATGGACTTGACCCATACATGATAGTGAACGGTGTGAGACAACTAAAAGATTCTGAAACGCTGGAGAGAGAAGCAAGAGAAAAAAATGCAAAAAGAAGTATGTTAAAACCATCAAGAGATGCAACTACTGAGGCTTCTACACCAGAGAATGCTGAGTATCACAGGACTAGAAGAGAGATTGCAGAAAGAGAAAGACAGATGCGTGGTAAGAAGCAAACAGGATTAGGGGATTTCTGATGAGTTGGGAAAATTTACTCAAGGATTCTTTTGGAAGTAATGAAGGCTTCAACAAGTTAATGTTGGCGGCTGAAATTGTAAGAGAAATAAAGATGGCTATTGAAGAAGGTTTTTCCCCGGCAGTAGTTGAGGGGCATGAATTACTTACTGAATCAGTATTGGAACGCATAGAAGATGATGAAAAAAGATTGGTAAAAATTGCTGATAGAGAGATGATTGACAATCTTGAAATTCTTGCAGAATTATTTAGGTGATTAAATGACTTGGGAAGATATAGTTAGAAAAAGTCTAGAGGTAAAGCAAAACGGTGGAGTAGTCACTATAGAGGGTTTTGAAAGTAGAGTAGAAATTTTAAGATGGGAAGAAAAAGATGGAACTGAAAGAGATGGACAATGTATGATTAATTGGAGTTTTCAAGTAGTCCCTAGAGAAAATCACATTAGAGAAATGGGTGTAGGAGTAGCAAGGATTATTTTTGACGATGGTACTGTGTTTGACGATGAAATTCAGACAGATGTATCTGGAAAAGCATTTGCTTTTGGTAATTTTATACCCGATAGTGTCTATAAGGATAAATCAGATGAAACGCCAATAGTATATTTTGAGTTTAGGTGATAAAATGACTTGGGAAGATAGGATTAGAAAAGTCGGGCCTATGTTTCCAGTAGGAGAGGCAGAATGCAAGATATCATTGTGTGAGGCTACGTCTTGCATACAGAATGAAAACAGAAATTGCACATTACCTGAAGTTACAGTAGACAATAGAGGACAATGCAGAAGGTTTCAGGAGGGATAGAGGCATGTCTTTTTCTTCTTGGGATGATGGCTCTTGGGTTAGAGTTCTCAAGAATGAGGATGAGGATGACCTTCTTGATGAGAATATACGTAGGGATGTAGAACAGCAGGTAGACGATGGGGTGTCTGAGGCTGAAAGAAGGTTAGCAGAGGAAAATGAGGAAAATGCGGAATTTGCTGAAAAGCGAACTAAACGAAGAGAAGCATCATTGGGTAATCTATCAAGTACTTTCGGTCCTATAATAGAGAGAGATGAAGGTAACACAAAGGAAACATCAGGCAAGAAGAAAAAGAGAACAGACCAAGAAATACTAGATGAGTATGACAAATACGATACTGGAGATAGTCCAGACCTCAAACGAAGAAGATTAGAAGGAAAGCCGGACATTAGCAACCCAAGATTACGTGATAGAGAAGGATATGGAGAAGTCACTAACCTACAACAAAAAATACAGGGTGCTAAAGACAAAGTAGTGTCGGGAGCAAAAAAGGTAAAGGACGTAGCAGGAGAAGCAATACAACCAGTAATTCAAAGCGCGGTTAATTACAAACCACCATCAAGTTCTGCGTATCCAGAAGCACAAGCGGTAATAGCGGCAAAAGTAAACATGATGCTAACAGAAGCCCAACAGAATATGATGGAGGGTAAACCTATCAATAACAAAGCAAAGATTGCAGAATGGGTTGATGTCCTACAATCTTCTACTACAGACCCTGAACAAAAGAGAATGGGAGAACAATGGAAGAAGATACTGGAGGCTTCGTCATGATTATCAGAAAGAGATGCAGACTTTGCACACATGAGGACAGGGAGATATTTGAGAAGGACATCGAGGATATGAACATCTCTTGTGAGGAATTAGACAGGCAGATGGGTTGGCCTAGTGGAACTTCTGCCAAACACCAGAGAAACCACATGGGACACTATGTTGATTCCTCAAACACTAGGTGTGTTCTATGTACGCATCCTAACAGATTGCAACTAGAGAAGTCATTGTACGAAGGTGAGATTTCCGCAACTGAGGTTTCTGAGATGTTGGGTTGTTCCGAGCAACAGGTTCTACGTCATACGAAGAAGCATCTTCAACCCCTAGTACAACAATCTGCGGCGAACTTGATTGCAACTAGGGAAGTCAATGAGATAGATACCCTAAGTCACAACATAGGTCACTTGAATTCCAAGTTGGACGTTCTAATGAATGATGATGATATGAGTCCAAAGGCAATAGACTCACTTACCAAACTAGCGAAAGAGGTTAGAGAGAGTTTGAAATATCTAATGGAGTTCAAGGGTAAACTGGTGCATAAGAGACAAGACACAATTGTCGTGCATCAGATGCAAGTTATCAAGGAGGTTCTAGCACAAAACCATCCGGATGTTTGGCTAGATATCAGAAAGCAAATGGAGGAAAAGATGCAATGAGTTGGCAAACCATATTGAAGAAGCCATATTCCGTTGGTGGAACAGAAACTCCCTTTTTATATCAAGGAAGCCAATCAGAAGAAGATACGGGCTACTGGACACCTTACTTTAATCAAGCCGTAGTTTATGCTGTCTACGGTTCGGAGGCCAATACAAAAAGACCTATGAAAGATATAGGAAAACCTACAATAAAGCAAGCAAAAGAAACCGAAGAAGACATTGACTTGAAAGATGACCCTGAAAAAACAATGGCGGGTATGGGTAAGTTAGACTATACTTTGATTTCGGATAAAGAAGTTAAGGAAGCAATAGATGAATTGATTGGAGAACTAGAGTTTGTCGGTTATGATGACTTTACGAGTGATGGGGTTAACTACGCTTCACCTGAACAATTTAATCAATTAATGGAAACTACTGCACAGTTCTATTCAAACGAAGAGAGAATACAACACGCTGAGAAAATGAAGGAGAAGATGCAATGAGTTGGGAATCTATCATTAAGAAAAAATCTGATTTAACTCTACCAAGAGGAACTCAGAAAGTCCTACAAGCAGAAGATAAAGAATATGATAGAGGACTACTTGTTGAACTTTTGAAAAATGGAGGTTATGAAGTTGCATATTGGTATGACAAGCATAAGCCATATCCAGTTGAGGTTCTAGTTGATGGTAAATCTATCAAGAAGGATGCTAAGAAGGTGACTTTGAAGTTTCATCCTCAATTAGAGGAGAAGAGAGAATGAGTTGGTTTGAGGGAGTAAGAAAAGGATTGAATTGTCCTAAGTGTGGGGCCAAAGGAACTTTTAGTATGAAACCGGGAAGTTATTCTAACAGAGCGAAAAAAACAGGAAGGGCAAAGTATGAATGTTCTGAATGTGGTTTCAGACAAGTGATAGGGTGATAGTATGTGGCATGAAATCTTGAAAGCAAGTTATCCAAACACAACAGATGTTGCTACGGATGAAATAAAGGACAAACTAATTCAGGATGTTAAGAACAATCAAAGAAAAGCACGACCAGTAAAAACCGCAATGAAGAAAATTGTGGAGTTTGATTGGCCTTCAACTGGGCTTGATGAGCAAATGTACTCACCAATCATCGCTAGAGCGAAACAGGTATTGACGGAATTGGAAGATGAAGGAAGATATCGTCAAAGAGATATCAACAGAGATAGAGTTGCTCAATTCATCAATCGGTATCTAGAAGGAGAACACCAACCGTTAGAAGACCTAGTTGCTGGTAAGAATACTCAGAGAGCGCAGACCTTTGAGAATAGGAGAAAATTCAAGAATATGATTAGACAGTTAAACTTGAAAGAAAAAATATATGCTTACGTTAGGGATAACCCTTCATTACATTCTAGTGTAGTAGGACAAGTTTTAGATTTCAAACCTCCATCAGAGATGGAGCCTCAGACTAGTCCAGATAGAATCACAGCAGAAAAAGCCATAAAATTCTTCAAATTTACTATTCTAGATAAGCAGTTTTCTGGAAAGCAAAGAAGAGAACTGTTCCCTAAGACCTTTGAGAATCAGCCGTTGAAGTCTATTACGCAGAAATCTACAATCAGAATGCCACCTGCGTTAAACTACATTCTAGATAAGGAGGACTTCGATTTAGATAGTGATGATTTCAATATCGAGGTAAAGGGAACAACGCAACAAGCAATGGCAATACGGGACTTAGCATTCAGAAAGATAACCGATGCGGGAAAAGAAGCAACTAAGGAAATCGGTGTATTAGGTGATGAGGAGCGAAGAAAGAAAAGGGCAATGAGTGGTACTACTTCTGCTGAAGTTCCTGCTAATGTACAAGAAAAATTCAACGAACTTGTAGAGGTACAGTCGGGTTATAGAAAAACTGGTTCAAAGGCTATACCAACCGTAGGTAGAACAAGAAACCTAAGTAAGTTCTTTGAGGAAATAGAGAACGATGAAGATAAAGATGGTAATCCCGGAAAACTCAAGCAAAATTGGAATAATTGGATAAAGTCCTTTGATGTAACTGGAAAATCTAAGGTATCTAGTGACAAGTGGAACTCGCTGAATGATTGGCAAACCATACATTATGACCCCAATAGGAGAGATGAAAGAAGACAAGCAGATGCAGACATTCGTAGTGCCTTGCCAATTGGAAATCTAACTAGCACGAAGGATGTTAGAAATTTCTTCAAGGATGAGACAAGAAGGGCGGCATTCTCTAACATGAAGGAATTGAATGATGGCACAAGGAGAGCAACACCAGATAGCACGGAGATACTACAGGATTTATTTTTCAGGGCGGGTAAGATGAAAGATTTGCTTTCAATGAAGTATGGTGATGAAAGGTCAACTGTTGCATCATTGAAACTAAAAACCCTGTTTCATCTTCTAAAAGATGAGCAATACGATATTAACAGATTGAGAGTCGAAGATGTAATAGAACTATTACGTGAAATAGAGTATGCCTATACTGGTACTAATTCTCTGAACATGGTTATGTCTAACATGAGAAGACAACCTACATTTAGTGATGGCATTGATACTTTACTAAAGGGAGTAAAAGAAAACTATGATAGAATTCGTAAGTCTTTCATAAACGCTATTAAAGAAGTTATGGTAGAGGAATCTAAGACTGTTGGTACACCTACTAAGAAATGGTTAGAAGATGAAGGAGGAATACTGAATGACAACAGCGAAACTGAATGAGGCTTTCATCAAAGAAGGGTCCGAGGGAGTTGACGACTACTATGAGTACGACTATGATTACGGAGACATAAGTGACGCTGAAAGGGAAGTAACTAGTGATAGATTACAAGAAGAGTATTTGACAGGAGTTGCTACTAATTCACAACTACAAGATGATATTATAGAAATGATAATTGAGATGTCTACTACAGAAACTAGACCAGAAGTAAATAGCCCTGATTTTCTATTCTATCGTGCTGGTAAAGAGGATATCTACCAATTTACTAGTTCATCTCACGGTTCTGTTAAGAAAATCAACCCTGAATCAATTAGAAATTGGCTAGAGAACAAGTTTGTATTGTTTACCTCTAGAGATACCAGAACCCCACAAAATGCAAAGCAGGTTCTCTTTAACAGACTGATTAAGAAAATCAAGACATTGCCGGGTTTTGATAGATTTGGTCGTGTTTCAGATGAAGAAGTAACTATGGAAGGAGGTCTTGCTACTGATTCATTAAGACCGATTCTCTCGGAGTTTTTGTTTAGAGGAAAAGAGGTAAAGACACCAGAAAAAATACCCATGAACATCAAGGCTAGTGAGATAGACCCTGCTAGACTAAAAACCGATGAACAGTACTTAGAGATGAAAAAGGAAATCGAAGAGTACATGGATACCTATGGAAGTAGGACACAATTGTCTCCATTAGTGGCTAGATTAACTGCGCTATCGGCTAAGGGCAAATCAAGAATGACCGTATTGGAAGTGGATGAGTACATCGCTAAATTGGATTTGAAGAAATATGCTCGTAGAGATAGAATCTACACTTATTGGAACACCAAGAAGAATCTTGAATCTGATTTGGTACAGAAAGCAGAACGTTTCTACGCTTTGGCTGATTCAATTCCAGATTCAATATTGAATGGTCTTCTAGATTCTGAGATGAAGAGGGCCATAGAGAACTACAAGGCTCAACACAATTCTACAATTACTCAGAATAAATTCTCGTACATTCACAAATTTGATACGGATACTGCACAATACAAGAAGAAATTCCAAATCAAGACAATTGATGATGACACAGAAATGGCACATAAGATACTTGCACAGTACATGAAAATAGATAGAAGTGATGATATCTCTACCTTTGCAGAGTCTGAGGGATTGACTCCTCGGATGGTACAGGACTCTTTCCGTGAAGGAGAGGAACTAGCCGGATACGAACAGATAGAGGATGGACAAAGGGTAGGGCAGGTTGGGCAGATAGACTATGGTAATGAAGCACCAGATTCCGAAGACTTGGACGAAGAGATAAAGGAATTTGGTACTGGAGTTGCTGACCCATTGTTCTTCTATATCTATTATAATCAGAACGATAAGTTATTTCAGAAATCTGCTGTCTTTCTACAGAATTGGAACAAAATAAAGAATGAAGTGTACTATTATGCTAAGGTAGGAGGACTAACTAAGTTTGAGAATGACTCTGGAATGAAGGATTTGAAACGTCACCTAAAGAAGATAAACGATGAGGTAGTCAAGGACTATTCATATGAATCTGAGAATCTGTATTTGCCTCTGACTGAGAAACTGAAAACTGAGGTAATGGATGCTAACCCTAGAATGAACTATGCAGATAATGACGCTAGTATCTCTAAGTATCTACAGGCAATAGAGGATTTCTTGCAATGGGGTAAGAGAGCAGATAAATCTAGGAAGCCAACTCTTGTCAATCCACAGCAATCAATAGTTGGTGGTACTCCAGTTAGACATCACGTTGCTCCCGGTATAGAAGGTCGTGCAAGAGATTTGATAGATGAAGCAGAAGCGGATGAAGTCAAGGAAGACTTGAAGGATTTCGTGAGTGCATTTAGAGATTTACTAAAAGTAGTGGTATCATATTACATTACACCTAACCGTAGTAGACTATTACCTTTTGATGGAGATATGCCAAAGTGGGCTAGTGCTTCATATTCTTCCTTCCTAGCCTACAAGAGAGATGACTCTCAAGAGCAATTTGCTGATGCGTTGAAACTAATGTTGATGCTAGACCTTGAATCTGCCTACGAAGCAGTAGACGAATACGCATTGAATGATATAACTAGAGTATTAGAGGAACTGGCTCAAGAAGACCTCGATGAAGACTTGGATGACGTAGTAGACAAGTATGAGGAAGTAGTGAGCGTTCTAGTTGAGTTGTTTGGTCCTGTTGGCGATGTTACTAGGCAAGCGAATATAGAAATGGGTGCTTCTCTAGACGAGAACCTAAGATTGAATAATATCAGAAAGGAGATAGTATTCAATGGTAGACCCACTAGTGAGTGGAAGGAAATGTTCGATGATTTGTATCCCAAGCAAGCGAGCGATACCGAGAAAGGCACGATTCTCCTACCATTGGAAGCAGTTATCACACAAGTACAATCAATTCAATACGCGGCAGAAGATGCAGGTTCCAAAGATGCAGATAACGAAGTTCACAAGAGATTCATGTCTGCAATACGTGATTTGAATATCGCTAAGGCAGAGATAGACTTGAAACTATTAGATGCACATGATGCAATACGCAAAATGGCAGACCAACCGATATACTACAATACCAGAAAGGTGGATAACTTCAACCATGTCAATTCGACCATAGAGAAAATCGAGAAGAGATTCAAGGTCAATCTTACTCCTTTTGAAATCGAAGGCATAGTAGATGAAAGGGATTCCCATGAAAGCATAAGCAAGGCATACGGTGTTCCAACTGAGGTTGTCTATTATGTCAAGGGAAATTTCCGGTGAATCTATATGGTTGAGTTAGAAGGCATGGATTTCATGTCTGAGATGGATATGGAGATATCCAAGACCTCCTTCCCATATTTCTTTCAGAACGTACTCGGAATGATGTTTCCGAAATACATGGAAGAATGGTTGGATACAATGAGTTCCACTGACAGGACTGTTATAGTTTGTAGTCGTGACCACGGAAAATCAGTATTCATGCACAGTTGGGTAGTGTGGAATCTAATATTCCAAGAACCACCGTATCAGATGCTATACATCTCATCTAACCAGAAGCAGACACTAGTTCACATGAGGGAGATTGACAGATACTTCAATCATCCGGCACTAAAGCAATTTAAACCTAGTCGTGGATGGGCTATCGGTAACATTCAACTGACTAATGGTAATGCAGTTCTTGAGAGGTCGGTAGGTTCTCAGATTCGTGGTCTTCACCCACAGGAGATTATCATTGACGACCCTTTGAAGGAGTTCAGCCTTGTTGCTATTCAAAGAGTGACGGATTGGTTCTTCGGGGATATGATACCCACTCTACATCATACGGCTAATCTAAGGATGATAGGAACGCCATTCACATATACCGACATCTTCGCACAATTAGAGGAAAACCCTGCATATACAGTTAGAAGATACCCATGTTTGAACGCATTGAATGAACCACTATGGCCTGATAGATGGGACTACGATGCACTCATGCAGAGAAAAGCAGAGATAGGTTCTCTCAAGTTTACAAGAGAATACCTATGTGTTCCCATCTCTACCGGGACATCTTTGTTCAATCCAGATTTCGTAGAGGCTTGTAAGAACAAGGACTACGTGTTAAAACTAGGACATAGGAAGGATAAGGGATACAAATACTATGTCGGAGTTGACCCGGCTATCTCAACCGATGGTGACTATAACGTGATAACGGTCATTGAGGTAGATGCCGAGATGAACAAGACTATCGTTCATATTGACCGTGCTAAGAATGTTGAGTTCAGAGAGAATCTGGATAAGATTAGACTGATAGGTAAGATATTCCAACCAGAGGCAATATTCTATGAGACTAATACGTTCGCTAAGGCATTCACTCAAGAACTGAGGAACATCTCCGATTTGAACATACATGATTTCAATACCACTAGAAAGAAGAAACAGGAGATAATTCTCAATCTCCAGATGAATATCGAGAATGGTAAAATGAGGTTCCCCTATGGGGATGAGGCTAGTAGGAGGGTAATGAACAAACTAATCGAAGAGTTGTCCATGTTCTCAATTACCCAATCTGGAAAGTTTGAGGGAGTTGGCGCACATGACGATTTGGTGATGAGTTTAGCACTTGCTAATGCCGCCACACAAAATCCATCAGAACAGTTTGTTTTGTTGGATGACATGGGAATCTTTGATGAAGCCCCTCCATCTCCGAAACCCGTAGCCGAAGGTATATTCGGTCTTAATTGGTGATGAAAATGTCAAAAGCCGATGAACTTAGAGATTTATCAGAAAGGTACGGTGATTTGGCAGAAAATGCTGAAGAGTTTGATAATGAAAAAGAAAAGGCTCAACAAAAGGCTAAGGATTTAATGATTTTAAATTGGTTAGGAGAACAACCACTCAGTAGTCATTTTGACATCGAGAAAAACTATGCTAGAGAAAACAAGGTTTCTCTCTCTGAGGCTCGTAAAGCCTTAGAGAGTCCGTTGGTTAAGTACACGATACAGGACAAGTCAATTCCAGATATCGTGAAAGACCTCAGATACCACAGAAGAACTCTAAAAGGTGACACAAAAGTAGAATTTACACAGTCAATTGACAATCTCATTGACGCATACAGTGACCATTTGAGTAAGAGCATTGATGAAATATATTGGGTCAAGAAGTACAAGCCAATAGTGCAAGACATGGTTTGCTCAGAGGATAACTTACTCTCTCTATCTAAGATAGATGATGAAGATACTCGGAGAGAAGTGATAGATACTCTTTGTAAGTATTGGGAAGCCAAGATTGACCGTAGTGGTTTGAGATATGGATATGACCATAGTGTATTGACGAAGGAAATGACATCGGCTAAGAAGGAATTCAAGAAAATACTCAAGAATCAGAAGAAATATCTTGCTAACTGGTCTGAGAAAGATGAGATTAAGAAACAGATTCTCACTTACGTTTGTGATGACCCCGGTATCTCAGTCAGGCAGATACATGACAGACTACCCAGACCCCTACAAAAGAAAACATCACCCACTATCATATCCAAAATGGCTACTAGTCAAAACATCACGAATGTTAGAGGACAATTGTACAAATTTAGCGATGAAATAAAGAAAGATATCTATGCCTATACTGCCGCATTCATTGACTCAGACGGATACATCACAATGGACAAGAACTACAATCCTAGAGTTGGTCTTGTTGCTACTGGAGATAGAGGAAAGGCATTCATGACGGAGATGCATAAGTCTCTTGGAGTAGGCAGACTGCATTTAGACCAGAAATCACCACAGGACACAAGACCAGTAAACAGATTGAACTTCTATGCTATGGATGACGTAAAGGAACTACTAACAAAGTGCTTACCTCACTTCAAGATGAAGAAGGCAAATGCTGAGATTCTTCTAGAACTCATACGAATGAAGAAATCCCATAAGAAGGCAGAGTGGTATGACCAGAGAAAGGACGAACTATTCAAATTGATGAAATACGAAAACCACAAGGACCATGTGGGATACGACTTTTCACAATATGACATTAACATTGACACCGTTGCAAAATTGCATGGGAATTCCAAGATGGTAGAAATGGATAGACTTGAAGGTGTGATAGCATAATGGTAGAAAAAAGACGATTTAGCATAACTAACCTGTTTAGGAGAACAACTCCTAAACCTGTAGACAGAAACGTGTACAATCCCGGAATACAGGAAAGAAGCACGAACTATATGATTACGGCTCCGATTCTGTTTCATATGTCAACTCAGTCCGTAATTCTGAGAACTTGTATTACGCAGTTGAAGAATGAGATATTCAGAAGAGGTTACGTGTGGGAAGAGAAATTCACGGTCAAATGTGCAGACTGTGGTAAGGAACACAAAAGTGCTACTAAGCAATGTATTGACTGTGGCTCAACTAATCTAAAGAAACCGGACCCGAAACAATTGACTTACGCTCATAAGTTCATGGAGAGGTACGTAAACAAATCCGAGCAGTTATTCATAGACGTATTGAAGGAACTAGAGGATGACTTGAACATCATGGATGATGCTTATCTCGTTTTAGTCAAGGAATACTTCATGGATAGTGATAGTGAAATCAAGATGCATCGAATCAAGGAGATATACAGAGGCGACCCTGTAACTATGCATATCTTTGCTGATGAGTTGGGACAGAAGGGTGTTAATGGATACACTTGTCTCAGACACAGAAACTATTTCTCCGAAGAAGCAGGTGGCATGTGTGAAGAATGTCAAGGCAGACTACATCCTGTTCATTATGTCAATAGAGCAAAGGGAGATGACCAATATTTCATCAAGGGAGAAGTATTGCATTTCAGCAAGTACTCACCAAGTAGGCTCTATGGGCAATCTCCTGTTCTAACACTGTGGAATCACATTACTACTCTAATTGCAATGGAGAACTACGTCAATTCATCATACACCAAAGCACGTATGCCTAGAGGATTGCTTGCGGTTCAAACTAGAAATATGGATTCGATGAAATCATTTTGGCGTAGCGTCAAGGAGAAAATGGAGCAAGACCCACACTTCATTCCTGTAATGGGTATAGAAGCAGAAGGAGGAAAAGGTTCAGTTGAGTGGGTCAACTTCATGGATAGCATCAAGGAAATGGATTACATTGCAGTCAAGGAAGACCTGAGAGACAGGATTTCTGCATTCTATGGTGTTAGTAAGATATTCCAGAATGACCCATCCACTAGTGGTGGGTTAAACAACGAAGGACTACAGATTCTAGTTACAAACAGAGCAGTAGAAATGGCACAGACCATCTGGAATAATTACGTGTTTCCATTTGTCACAGAGCAATTCGGAATAACAGATTGGGAACTACAACTACCACCATCAGAAGAAGAAGACCAAGTTGCTGAGAAGAGACTGAGAGAAATCGAAGTGGGTATTGCAGGACAAATAAAGAATCTAGGGTTTGAGGTAGATATGGATGATGAGGGTAGATTCATCTTTACAAAGGAAAGACCAGAAGGAGAAGGTAAGGCACAGGGTGCAATGGGTTCCGATGCAGGTGGAGGTGGAGATTTCAAACCAGACCCATACGCAGGTACGAACATAGACCAATCTAGATTAGGAGAAATGATGGAGGCAGGACAGAGAAATACAACTCTAGAGGAAGAGGGACTACCTGCTAAGGTAAAAGGAGAGGGTGAAGGAAAACCTCAAGAAAACCCACCTGCCGCTAGAGCCAAACCAAGTATGAGTGTTGGTCCAGATAAAAGACTTACAGGATTACCAAGAGAAGCAGGAAATGAGAATGTGGACAGAAGAACTGAGAGGCGGGTTGGTTGAGCAGACTGCTTGAGATAGCAAGGAAATGGAAAGAAGAGATTGACAAATTGAATGCAGAGACAGATGAGAGAATCAGATTATTCGTGGAGGAAGGAATATGGAATGGCAAAAAATATTGAAGTTGACAGAAAAGCAAAAGAAAAATCTTGATGTGGATGATGATGGAGACATTGACGCAAAGGATTTCCAAGAACTAAGGAGGAAAAAAGATGAGTGAAGAAAAGAGAGGAGTAAAAGAATTGAGAGCAGAACTCAATAAAGCAAGAATGGAAGAAAGACGGGCAAATAACTCTAACATTACAGTTAGCAAGGACTTTGCAATTGGAGTTCCACAGAAGACCGAGGAAAAGAGAGTAGCACCCAAAGAAGTCCCTAACGTTGGAATAAACCCAAGAAAGAAAAAGGGCAATCGAGAAAATATACCGTTTTATTAAGTGAGATACATGGTTTTAGAGGACTCCTTCTTTGATATCCTCAAGTACAAGGAACTTGACGAGTATTTGGAGGGACGAAGAAAGCGTAGTGAAGAATACGTCAAGAGAACAAAGGAAGAAAAAGAGAAAGAAAATCCAAAGCCAAAGATAACAAGGGTTCCCAGTAAAAAGAGAACAAAAGAAGAACAGAAATTCTATGATAAGAAGAGGGAGGAGTTTTTTGAAACCCCAATGTCATCTTCGACAAGACTACGAACTAAACCTTTAGGAACTAAAGAAAGAGTCTCAACGTCAGTACCATTAGAAAGAGTATTAGCATTAGTTGAAAAAAGACTAGATTATTACAAGAAGGAAGTATCTAGATTCAGAAAACCAGATGCATTCTACGAGGAAAAAATATCTAGTGGTAAGTTAAGCAAAACACAAAAACAAAAGTATGCTAATCTGTTAGCGGTGAGAGATGCAATAAAACAGTTAGAAACAATACAAGAAATGAATCCTCCTAGTCAACCTAGAGAAAGACCAGAGCAAGAACCAGAAGAAGATGGACAGGAAATGAGCCTGTATGATATGCTAGAAAGCAAAGTTACCGAGAGTCAAAAAAACGAGTTGAAACAAGCAAGAAGAACAATGCTAGATTTTAGATTAAATGATACTCTTAGTCAAACTGTCACAAAGTGGGATACTGTTAGGCGATTACAAAGGCCACTAAATCGTGAGATACAGGATAAGATAAGAGATACTCAAGAGCGAATTAAAACCTATCAGTCTCCTATGTTTCAAGGAATAGAGGTACAGGGAAGAGAGAGAATCCTACCTAAATTAAAAGAAGAACTGGAGAAATTGAAGAAGGCACAACAGATATTTGGTAAGGTAATCTATAGTATAGACCGAACAGAATCCGGTGAGATGGAAGATTCTCGCACCTTGCAACAAAGAGATGGACCTAGTTTGATGAGAACACTTCTGGAGACAAAGGCCACAGGACAAAGTTACCAGACCGTTTGGAAGATATTGATAAGGAAGTATTTCAGGGGAAGCAAGAAGGAACAATATCTGAATGCAGTAAAGAGAAAGACGGAATATGGTGATAGTCCCGCTATGGACAGCGAAGGAAACAGAATTCCTGTTTTCAAAGGAATCAAACTAGACAAAAAGGATAGGAAGGTATTGTTAGACACATACTCCAATGGGCAGAACGGTTGGCAGATATTGAGAACTATACTAAGGGAAAAGGACATCATGTTGCCTCAAAAGGTCAGAGAACCGATGACAGACACATTTGAGAGAATACGCTCTGCAAGAAGTGAGGTTCCTAAATTGGAGAGGGACATGATAGAATTAGAGAGAATTCTAGAAAGTAATGACCCGGATGATGATGTAAATTACATTACTGGTGCAGATTCACATAGACATATACAACAACTACTATTCCTAACTGAGAAGACATATAGAAACAAGAAAGATGTGATGCCTACTGATAGAGATGTGCAACAAAACAAAATCACTCAAGAAGGCAAGGACATGGCAGATGAGTCGTTACAGAAAGTCGGAGATTTCTATGGTAAACTAGCATATATTGCAAAATACATCAATGAGAACCTAGAACCGTCAAATCATATACAAGTTTCTCCGAGTATTTTGAGGCAGAATAACATGTCATACGCTGATTTAGAAGACTCATTTGCTGGTTTGTTATCTGAAAGAGTTAGGACTATTTTGGAAAACCCAGAAAATTGGCAAAGTAGACAACGAGGCACAGAAACATGACTAAGCAGAGAGTACCGCCTAAGATAGAAAGTGACCCGAACTTTGCGGCTATGCGTGAAGCAGGTCAAGCGGCTCCATTATCTCCAGATTTACTAAAGAAAATAGAAACCGCATTAAGAGGTCTAGAGTCTATTTTACAGGAGATGAAATCCGAAGGGATTAAATCAACAACAGAAACTAACGTTGGATACGGATATAGTCCGTTAGACGATGTTTTGGGTGCTATTGGTATGCTAAGTAACGCATTGAAGTGATATTATGTGGCAGGAAATTCTCAAGTCTTCGGTTTTGGAAAAGGTTGATTCCAAGAAGAGAAAGAGATTAAAAAAACTACTACAGGCATCACAACCCTCTGAGTTCTTTGGGCAGGACATGACTAAGTTATCTTCACTATTGGATGAATTCAAGAGTCTGGATATGAAAAAGGATGAAAGACTACAGAAGAAGATAGAAGTCTTTGAAGAGAAGAACCTAGAAATACTTGCATCTGCCGCAGAGGTGCGTAAGGACTACGAAGTATTGTACGAACAAATGAGAAAACTAATTTATCCTAAGCAAAAGAAGGTGGAAAAGAAATGAGTTGGAAAGATGCACTTCTAAAAGACGACAAAGGCTTAGGAGATACCATCGAGAGAATTACTACTGCTACAGGGATAAAGAAGGCAGTTGATTATATCTCAGAAAAGACAGGTAAAGACTGTGGCTGTGACAGAAGAAAAGATGCGTTAAACAAGAGGTTTGAATATGAGTGATAAGATGACTTGGGAAGGTATTTTGAAAGAATATGATGGAACCAGAGAACGCGCTAGAAGTCACTTAAAAGTGGATATTGCTAACGTTATTCGGGAACTAGAAGACATGGAAATGAAGATGGAAGATACCGATTTGGATGAAATGTCCACTGAGGAAATGAAAGAACTTAGCGATGCACTAGGAAAAGTAAGCGTACTACTACAATGAGATGATAAGATGACAGAACAAAATGAAATGTTAATTCTACTAAAGGAACTAGTAGACAAGGTGAAGAATCTAGAACAAGCGGTATACAACAAGGATAACTTGTTGATGAAGTCAGGGTTTGTGGTACATGAAAGCCCAAAGCCACATATAGAGAACACTCCTACGAGTGGCATTACTACTGATACCGTAGGAGAAATGTCTTGGGATGAAATACACAAGATGGCTGGAAATTTGAAGTGATAAGATGGATTATGGAAAGAACACAAAAAAGTTGGAATTAGCAGAAGCGGCTATCGCTAAGGCAAAGGAACTCCTAGTTGAACTAGGAGAGAATAATGGCATGATGGTGAAGGATGAATCTGAGATTGTAAAGGTCAAGAGGCCAAAGGCGCAAGAAGAGAAGACTAAGATTCCCAAAGATGCAAATAAAGCCCAAGCCGGAGAAATTAACGAAGGCTGAGTGAAATGAATGCCACGTTCCGGTTTAATGTTTGACAAGAAAGACAAGCATCTAACCAAGCGTATACTAACGTTTTTTGAGAAAGTTAGATTCTCATATCTTTCCGCAAAGGAAGACCCTGCTGAGTATGGCAGTAAGTGGAGAGAAACGGTAAAGTCAATACAGAAGCAATTTGATTCTCTGAATGATTTCGCAAGAGAACTAAAGAAGTACATAGACGAAAAACTGCCTTTTGAAAAGGAAGCCATGAATCCAGAAAGTGTACAGGCTGAGAAATTATACAAGGCAATCAAAGAGATGCGTTTCAAATCAGATGAGGTTAGTGACCCATTTGGTAAGCAGATAGGAAACGACAAGGTAGTTGATGCACTACTTGAAAATGATTCCTTGTTTATTTCCTTCATTCACTATGCACTACGCTCTCATTCAAACACACTACCGGACAAACTATTGGATAAGCATGGTTTCAAACCCGATGAAATAACGATGGGAGTTCCGGGTTTGGACTTAGAACCAAAGGACATTCCACTATACATCTCAGAACACTATGGGGATGACAAAGACACTAAGAGATTGAAATCCAAGTTCAAGACTCTGTATAGGGACTTGAAGGAACTATTCAATGAGAAATACGGTGGAGAGGACTGGAAGAATCTAGTGCAGTTGGACGTTGCTAAGGCAGAAAAATCAGAGGATGAGAAATTAGGTTTCCTAATACCCAATAAGCCGATGTACAGAATATTTGAGATTGACGACATGAAATCATTGAAGGGGTTAAGTGGAGAGTTCATCGTACAAGAGAAGTATGATGGTATGAGAATACAGATTCACAAGATAAAGGACAAGATAAAGATATATTCCTTCAATGAGAAAGACATCACAGATAAATGCCCAAAGCAAGTCGAGGCGATGAAGAACAAGGCATTCCAAAATTGCATATTGGATGCAGAACTACTATTGTTCAAGGATGGTGAGCCTCTTCATAGAGCAGATACAGTCAAGCACGTATTCAAGAAAGGAACCGATGGTGATTTGAGAGCGCACGTTTTTGACATAATGAAACATGATGACAAATCTATCATAGAGGACACTCTCAGAGAAAGAATCAACATACTTTTCTACCAATATGCAGAACATTCATCAGAAGATTTGGCTTTCCCATCCAAAAAGGATACTAGGATTGCTGACTCTATTGATGAAGTAGAAGAGTACTCACAGGCAATAATGGAACTACCTGCTTCTGAGGGAGTGGTGATAAAGGACATAGAATCCACATACTATCGTGGAGTCAAGAAGAATCCAAAATGGATTAAATGGAAGAAGTTTGTTGATTTGGATGTAATAGTCCTAGATAAGAGTAAGACGGGAAATAATCTGCATTCGTACACTATGGGAATAGGACCATTGATGGAAGAAGATGCGGAGGGAATGAATACCGTTGTCCTAGATGGGGAAGAGTATCTGGTGGTAGGTAAGGCTCTCAATACAAAGAAGTCGGTACAGGTAGGTTCAATCATCAGAGTCAAAGTAGATGAGGTAAAGAAGAAAAAAGACGGCTACAGTCTTTATTCTGCGAAACTTATTGAGATACCTGAAGTAGAACTACCGGACAAAATAGAAACATTAGAGAAATTATCTAAGAAAACAAAGAAATCACTATCGTTGGTTACTGAACTACCAGAACTGTCTAGAGATGTAGGGAGGGCATTCAAGGTTAGAAGTGGACTCAAAAATAGGAAGGAAGAGAAGAAGTCCTTCTATATCACAGACAACATACATGGAGAGGCAGAAATAATTCTCAAGTCCAATTACGAAGGATACACGATATATGGATTTGAAGGCGATAAGTTGATGCAGAAAAACGCACTATACAACCTTGAACTCTGGAAGAACCAACTAGATGAAATGCTAGAAAAGGCTACTGAGGATTTTAGAGTTGGAGTAATGGATTACATTAGGAGAAAGGGAAATAAGCCCATGCATTTCAATGAAATACTCGATTGGGTAAAGATAAATCTAGAAGAGCCATTTAAGGATATATTTGAGAGTAACGATAATGAATTGTTACAATTCCTACAATCTCAAGATAAACACGGATTAGTTTTTGATGGTAAGAATATGACTTTCAAAACCGATGAGGGTATAATAATTAAAGAAGAAACCGATGAGGGAACTTTCATTCTAAAAAAAAGAGAGGATGGTAATTTAGATTTCATTATCAAGTTGGGCGACTCCACAAATGCATGGACTATTAGGTTGGAGAAATCAGCAGATATATACGACTTGTTTGGTAAGTCTGGTAAGTATCCTGCAATAGTTGCTAAGACTACGGGAGATGGGATTACAATTGATGAGGGAGACTTGAAGTTTGGAATGCAGAAAGAAGGGTATCATGAGTATCGTTTAGATGGTGATAAATTCAAGACTCGTATGCACTTTAGAGTGATACCTGTAAATGAAAAGAGAACTTGGTTAGCATGGACAGGAAAGAAACAGGATATGCTTACAAATAAGGGAGATGAGGAATTGAGAGACATTACTAAAGATAGATTTGCTATTTTACCATTTCCAGAATAACCAAATCGTTGATATAGTAAAACTTTAGATTTTCGGGGAGTGTTAGCCTCCGAGGGAATACTATTGAAGAGTGGTGAAGGATTTTTTGACATACTAAAATCAGCAAGTGGACTAGTAATCGGAGGGTATGCATCAATAGAGGTTGTTGACAAGCAGAACGACCTGATTACACTAGAAGCACTAGATGATGCAGTTAACAAATACATGGGAGAACAAAAATACAGGAATGTAATGTCTAACCATTCAAATGTTCAAGTCGGGGAGGTAATAGAAAACTACCGAGATAACAACGGTATACTACACAAGACTGGTGTAGATGACGTTGGTTTCTATGTCGTCATTAAGATGAGAGATGACATAGAAAAGGCAAAGGAGATTTCTAGAGGTATCCGAAAAGGGACACTTAGGTCATTTAGTATAGGAGGGCAAGCAATTTCTAAGAAAAGCAGAACATCTGACAGTCTAGGAACGTACAACGAAATAGACAAGTTAGAACTACATGAAGTAACAATCTGTGAAAAAGGAATTAACCCCGAAGCAAAATTCGACATTTTGAAACAAGATGTTGGAGGTGAAAGACAAATGAGTGAAAAACTGGAAAAAGCCCTTACTGAACTCAATGATTTGATTGGTCAAGTCAATGAGATTCGTAAGGAAGGAAATGATGAGATGGCAAAGGAAATGAGTCGTATGGATGAGAAAGACATCATGGAAATGCCTGAAAAAGATGACCGTGAGATGAACATGAACTATGAGGACAAGGAAAGCATGGAGTATGCTGACTATACTGCCAAAGAGGACAAAGATGATTCTGACGATGATAAGAAAGGAGAAGGAGGCGCATCAGACAAGAATGCGGCTCTTGATGAAGAAGGTGCAAGGAATGAAGCAGGTACAGAAGTCGTAAGTGGCGGAACCCCTGCGGCATCCACAATTGCCCTAAAGGGATTTGAGGATGGAGACTTCTCAACTCTGAACTTATCTGTAGAGAATGTGGAGAAGGCTTACGAGGCTTTCAAGGCAGAGCAATTGGAGAAGATTGCATACGATGACCTGCAAAAGCAGTTTGCTGAGAGGTTTGAGGCTGAGAGAGAAGTAAGAAAGGAATCTGCTGAGAGAGCAGAATACGATGCAAGGAGCGAAGTTTCTCTACTAAAGGAAGAGTTTGCAGAACTCCGAAAGTCACTATCAGAAAATGATGGTGAGATTCGCAAGACACAGGAAGTTTCTTTTGAACTTCCAGAAGGATTCCCAACTACGCTAGATGAAGCGGCTGATATGTCATGGGATGACATACACAGAATTACGGAGGGAAGGTGAAGTAAATGAGTGGATACATTAAGACAATGAGAGATTTGGAAGCCGCAACCTATGGGATTGGCGGGGGAAGCGGTAATACGCTTCTTAAGGCTGGAGGTGTCGTTGGAGGTTTCGGTGGAAACTACGATGGCATAGGACACGATGTAACGTCTGCGGCGTTTTCGGGCGCAGAAGGTTTGAACGACCTTTACGGTGTTCTGTATGGACAGAAAGTTTGGTCTATGCTAAACAGAGAGGTAAATGCTTTTGCAATGCTCTCTAAGCGACCTTACACTTCTTCTGGTTGGAGAATACTAAAGTCAAGGCCAGCAGGTGGTTCAGGTGCAAAGATTACCACAGGAACCGAGGCTCTTGATTCTACGTTTACTTCTGCTAACGCAAAGAACATCAGACCAGACCACATTGGTGGTGTTGGTGAGAATGCGGCTCTAGAGTCCGATGGATTCAGGCCACTTGCTCCAGAGTACACCAAACTGTTCATGAGTCCGAAGACTGTTGCTCACATGTTTGAGTTCACAGAACTAGGTCTAGAAATGGCACAGATGGATGACGGTGTAGGTGATGTTAGGGCTATTGTCCGTGAGGATATGGCAAAGCACCATGCTGAGATGCAGAACAAGATGCTACTAATGCCTCTTGAGGACTACGACATAAACGGTATTGACGGGATGGAGAAGAACTATACTTCTCTCATGAAGGTTGTTTCTTCGTCTGCTGAGTTGGCGGCTATGGCTAACGCAGGTGGAATGATACACCTTGACAAAGATACCAACAGTTCCGCGACTGATACTACCATAAACAGTAAACTATCTCTGCTCTATGGTTCTCATGACAGAACTGGTGACTCTACTCAAACACAGAGTGGAAACAGGTTCCTACAGTCTGGAAATGACGGTGGATATGCCGCAACTCCATCTTTCATGGATGCAGTTGTAAACTTCGGTGATGGATATGGTTCAACACAGGGAAGGACACTAACTCTCTCTCTTCTGAACACAGTAATCCGCGACATAAGGCTAAACGGTGGAAACCCGAAGGTTATGCTAACTGGATATGATACTATTCAGCACATCTCGGACCTACTACAGTCTCAGGAGAGGTTCATGGATACCGCAGAAATAGTACCAACACACGGTGGTGTGAAGGGTGTCAAGGGTTCTGAGGTTGGTTTCAGGGTTGCTTCGTACTACGGAATACCCCTAATCCCATGCAAGGATATGCCACAGACCGGACAGTCTGCCGCTAACAAACTAAGCGACATACTGATGCTAGATACAGACCATCTATGGCTTGCAATGCTCAAGCCTACTCAGTACTTTGAGGATGGTATTGATAGTGGAAACCCATTCGGTGTCAAGAAACTAGGAAACCAAGCCATGTACCGAACCATCGGTGAGACTGGTTGCTCCTTCTTCAAGGGACAAGGAAAGATAACCAACATTACGAGTGCGTGAGGTGTTTAGATGGCGATTACCATTCTAGCAGACCACAAAGGTATGACCACACCCAAAGTATCGGGTGACGAATACTACGTAGACGCAGTAGTAGACATGGATACTGGAAACACCGACTATGATGACGGTATTCTAGTTACAGGTGCAGAATTGGGACTGAGCAGAATCAATGCCGTCATGATTACCGGACAGGCAGATTTGCCACACACATATCATGTGCAACTAGCCGTACAAAGCGGTGCATATGAGTTGGCTGATGATTCTTCTACCTCTACCTCATCATTCGTGATAAGGGCAATCAAGGGTGCTTCTGGTGCTAATACAGAAGTAGTCTCTGGTGATAACTTTGAGCCAACACTGAGAATCCGTGTTTACGGTTTAATCTGAGTAAAACATAAAGTAGTGGCCCTCTTCCTAGAGCAACAGGAAGGGGGTTGCTACCCCCTAACGACAGGTGAAACTATGGCGAAAGTGAAGTATATAGGAATAGGAACGAAGGAGTTAGGACGAGGAACATACAAGTGGAGGCGTGACGAGACAATAGAAATGCCAGCAAAGTTGGTAATAGATATGGTCTTCGGACACAAGGATTTGGTAGCCACTTTTGATGCATCCGACAAGGAATACATTGTAAACGCACCAAAGTCCACACAAAAATCACTAGTAAAGTGGTTTGGTTTGAAGGACTACCATGAAGTTGTAGATAAACTTCTAGGTGGAAATGTTGCTAAGAGGAAACTGCCAACATTGAAACTCAAACCAAAGAAGGAAGCAATACCAGAACCAGAACCAGAGGTGGAAGATAAGTTAGAACCTCTTCCTCCAAAACTGGATAAACTAACCATAAAGCAACTAAAACCTCTACTTGAGGAAAGAGGACTTTCTACGGAAGGTAAAAAAGCAGAATTGATTGAGAGACTAGCGGAGGCATAGGCATGGTAGCAACAAGTGGAGTCCTTACTGGAAGCACAGTAGTATGTACATCTAAGCATAAACTAATGAGCATAAGTGCTACTACGATAGCGGATTGTAGTAGTAGCACATTCAGTGTTAAAATATGGGATTCTAATAATTCGACCACTACTGGTAAAGTAGAGATGTTTAGAATACAGACGAAAGGAAATCATTCCACTGGAGAAGGATTCAACTTTGAGATTGACACACATGGGGCAATAGCGGGAAGTGGTCTATTCGTTCAAATTGCAGGAACAGGCCAAGTCTCCATAACCTTTGAGTGAGTAATATGCCAAGTATAGATACAGACACAAGACTAGTAATGACGATACTATTTGTTGGTGCAATTAGTGGAATGAATATTTTCTTCTATGCCCAATACGGAATTTCATTTCCCTATGGACATTTGGAACACGCGCTTCTCTTTGGAGTAGTGACGGTAGGAGGAATAATGTGTATCAAAGCCTTCTTTGATTTGTTCCTCAACGATTTCATAGAGGAATGGCTACTTCAAAGAAGAATTGACGCATATTGGCAGAGAATGGCTAGGGAAGAGGATAACCGAAAGAGAGTCAGGGATTCAATCAGGTCATTCCAACAAGCAAATCCTATGTCAAACATATACGGTGACAGCACTCTACCAAACCTAGAACCTGAACCACAAGGTGTTAACCCAACATTTTTGACAGTAGAACAGTAGTGTGAGGAATATGTATGGTCAGCGAAATACTATTCGGAATGGATGAGTCTACGCTCGCATATGACTTACAAAGGGCGCATTCTGCTGATATCTGGTTTCTCAGGGCTAGATTCTGGTTTTGGGGTGGAGTGGCATCTCTCACTAGTTTTGTATTAGGACAAGCATTTGCTATAGCAGGAATAAATACTCTATCAATTGCTTGGAATGGAGCAGTAGATTTCTGGAATCATCTGTGGTGATACCTTGTCAGTGATGGCAGGGTTCGCTATTCTGATAGTCGAGGGACTAAACAAAATATACCAAAGGGTACATGCAATTAACTTTGGAATATACGGTGCTACCCAAGCAGGTAAAACCACAATGAATCACCAACTTAGAACAAGAGGTGAGGTTCCTGATATTAGAGAAAGGACAGTCGGCAAGGGTAGAGCAACTAGGAAATATGTCAAACTAGATGGTGATGCTCATACTGTAAAAAGTGCTGATATCGGTGGACAAGTAACATATTGGAACGATTGGATACACGATATGAGAAGTCGTAGAGTCAAATACATTATTTTCATGATAGATGATAGGCACATGAACAAGCACTATGACATCGAACAACAGTTATGTTGGACATTTCTAGTAGATACTATTTGTTCACCTGAATGGAGCCTACCCAACGGTAAAAGAAAGAAGAAGAGAGAGTCGGACTATCCTCTAGCAGTAGGAGTATGGGCTAACAAATACGATTTGTGGAAAGACAGATATGACTACGATGGACCAATAGAGAAACACCCAATTTTTTCTGCATTTAGAGATGGAATGCAAAGGTTAAACGACAAAGGAATACCTTGTTTCAAATACATAGTTAGTGCTAAATCAGACTCAGAGATGGTTTACAGGGGTGTCCTAACAATGATAAAGGACTACTGATACGGGAAGTACATGTCAATGCAATACCAGATGCCCTCATTAATAGGGGCAGAAACACCAACGGCTTCATCCGTGTTTCTGAATAAACTAGATGCCGCAAGGTCTTCTGGACCGATTACCACATATGAGTACAAGAGCGTAAAACCAAAGAAACAGTTGAAAGAAATAGTAAAGGTGCTGAAACCAGAAAACAAGACATTTCTGAAAGTACCATACAAGTTTGCATACAACATAAAAGATAGATGTGTAGTATGCGGTACTCACAAAGTATGGGATGCTAGTGATAATCTAAGACCTCCTTTACCATTACACAAGGTACGTAAAGGCTATCCCATGAGAGGCACTTATTGTGACAAACACGCCGCCATACACAGACAGTATGAAATGCTAGAGCAACAGATACTAGCAGAAGAACACGGTCTGTCTTTCAGCGCATACATTCCAAAGGCTCCTACTATGCAGACGCTAAATCCGTTGTCAGCAGGGCCACTAAAGAGTCTGAAAGAATCAGATATACAGTCTCTCTCGGCATTGGGTTGGACAATCAAACCTCCATCTGGAACAGAAGAAACTAAAGAGGCTGAGTTGTTCAGATTAATCATAGAACATAATGCAGTAGGAGATAGAATGAAAGTTTTATTGACTGAAGGCGCGAGAATAGAAGAGGAACAAGAAGAGGGAAGTGAATAAAATGGGATTATTTGGCACAAGCAATAGTAGTTTAATGAATACAATGCAAAGTAATCAACAGGCTCAGTTCAAGACAATGAACAATCTGTTGACCTTGCAAGAGAACCACGTAGAGGATTTCTTCCAGTATCATGGAGAAGCGTTTCTAGCCGCACTAGCACAGTTGATGACTGATACTGTAGAGAAGGTATTGGGTCAGATGTTACCACAAATAGCGTTTGTAACAAATAACAATGGTGACATAACAATGTCTCCAGATGCAGTTGCCGCTATGGGTTCAATAACTGAGGCTAACATAAATCTAGACTTACAGACGCTTCTTGCTTCTGCAATTAACTCAGAAGTGATAATGCAAAGAAGAATGGCTAAAGCACAATATCTAGAATCTCAGGGTTTTGCTTCTCCACAAGCACAAGGAGGAGGCCAACCTCCTGTTGCTAATCCCGGTGGAGTAGACCCATCAATGATAACTGGCGGTAACGCTTCTGTTCAAGCGAATGCAATGATGCAACAACAACAGATGGCTTTCAATAATCAATCTGGATATCCTATACCACCTGCGGGTTATGATAACATGAACAATCCGTATTGGATTGACCCTAACACTGGTCAGATGTCATACACCCCACCGTCAAGCGGTCTTGGTCTAGCAAACGCAATGAGCAAGGGTATCGCATGGGCGAAGTGGTTGGCATAATATGGACATCAGAATACCACTAGTAGATGAGGAAGGTAACACCATACCTAATGCTCTCAAAGAAGTAATAGCACTTCCAGAAAGAGCATTGGACCGTAGTGCCTTAGAACTACTAGAGGGAAACACAAGAAACAGAATTTTTGAGTTAATGGTAGGATACATTCTACATGATTTGGCTCAAAACCCAACAAACACCATGAAAAAGGCTAAGAAAGCAATGCGAGGAATCACCTTTAATCATAGATTTACAGAAATGAATACGGAAAAATACAAGTTTTCCAATGATGCTTGGCGTAGGGCTTTATTGAATTTTCAAAATAAGATAGAAAATATGACACTTTATTCTGATGATGGCGGAGAGAATGTCTTGCTCAAGAAATTTAAAGTCGTGCGAGATGGAGAAGAGTTTGAGCAAAGAAAACAACAGTTTCAGATTAACGTAGAAGATGGAGATAAGTTCTATCTAAGGTCAAAAATGAATATAACATCATCTGATTCTGGTGTGCCCTCATTAGACAATATGTCCATAAAGGAACTAATTGAAAACAGAAGCCAATTAGTTGGCTATAGTTATGATAGAGGAACAATGAGACTACCCTATGGACCTCAAGTAGAGAAACCAGCATTGAGCAGGGAGGACGAAGAGTCAAGACAAGTAGAAATGATGAACTTCTTTATTACTGAAAGTCCTCTTATAGATGAGGATATTCTCAGGCAATCCGTTAGTGTGACTAGAAAAGGTAACAATAATGCTCCTACTATGGTTGTTACTGTTAATTCATACGAGTATTGGAACAAGATGTTTGAGAAATATGGTTTTGGTAAACTCAAGGATTTAAAGTCAACTACAGTTACAGATAAAGAGACAAATGAAAAGACAAGAAGAATTAGAAGAACCAAAATAGAAGGAAAACCCAGACTACAGTATGTAGCGTCAAATGAACAAAATGAAGATGGAACTCCTAGAAGAAAAATAGAAAGCAAAAGAGAAGAACTGATGGCGTATGAAACTCAGAGAATGGAAGACCCTGAATCTGGTTTCTTTGATGTTTACTATGTGCAAAACCCAAAGAAGGGACAGGATGGAAAAGAAAGTTATCGTGGTGCAAAGGCAACAGATTTCACTGTTAGTGACCCTAGAACACACTCATTAACTATTATGGGAGATAAGGCATCAGGTGAGATAAGAACAACTGGGCTATTTGCGGAAAAAGAAACATATGATTTGCCAACCGATGAACCAGATTCTAGTTACGATGATTTGAAAAAGATAATTAATTATCTGAACTCATTGAAACAATCTGAAAATTTCAAGGATGCTTTCATTTCAAATACAATTAGAAAGACAACTGGTAATTTTGGAGAAAGGGATGAGTCCGGTTATATCTTGAGTAAACCAGAACATCACTATGAGATACAAGAATATCTAGTGCCCAAAGACATGACATTAGACTTAGGAGTGTTGATATTTGAGTACTCTTTGAATTATGAAATGAGTCTTGGAAATGTAACTAAGAATTTGACTGACCCATTAACTTTCAAGAATCTTTTCACACAAGGAACTACTTCAAAAACTAAGGTTAGGAGTAAACAAATAAAGGACCAAGAAAAGGTAGAAGCCAATAAGAATAGAGAACTTCTTGAGGATATAACTAGTGATAACGAATCAGTTAATTTCGATAAACCATCAATAAAATTCTACGAATACATGATTGATGAAAAATTTGTAGATGAGACAGAACCGGGAGAAATAGAGGAAAGATTGGAAGAGGCTTCTGATTATCAGTATTCACAAGTATTTGACTCAGATATAGACGAAGAATTAGAGGAAGAACAACGTCAAGTTACTGATATTAATCCTAGCGAATTAGAAGGTAACTATAGGTCTGATTCTAGAGAATTAGATAACATAATGGAAGAAGGTCAGGAATCTGATAATGCAGAAGATGAGACTACTCCTAGACTTGTTGACATGTCTGATACAGCCTACATTACGGATGAAGTATTTCAAAATTACATACAAGATTATCCAGATGAAGCACCAGAACAATATGTTAGAAAGATAAAGATAATCAAACAACGATTCTGGAACAGATTCAAGCATCTTTTGGAAACTGCACCATACGAAGCAGACTTTGAGCAGACTGGAAGAGTAGTAGCAATAAGAATAGACAAACAAATCAAACAGGACATTGCTGTAGTAAAGGCCATACCTTCTGGTGAACTACAAAGGGACATAGGTTCTACTTCTAGATTTACCCAACAGAGAACAAAAACTAGAGGAAGAGTAACATTACAACAGAAGAATCAGACTTTGTTATTAACATTGAATAAATCTCTCAAAACCTTAAAATCACTAATAGATAAAATAGGAAACAGAAGAGGTGATTAAGATGGGCAAGGTTAGTTCCCCTAGTGATTTTACAAACATTAACGCAGGAGAATACGATGAGGGTAATGGGTTCTATACTACTCATACAGATGTCTCAAATCTCTTGCAAATAGCCCCATTTGGCACTAATACAACTCCTACTAAGGCAGAAGTAGGAAAGATAATCAAAAGAGTAGAGGATAAGATAGACGAGAAAACCAAGATGTCTTACAGACCTATTATTTATCATAATGAAGTACATGATTTCAACTATGGCAGACTGGCACATTATCCTGTTAGAGAGTGGAAGGATTACGTAGGATTCATCAAATTGCAACATCGGAAGATACAGAAAATATTGAGATTAGAGGCTTGGCAAGGAAGCGAATACGTAGATTTAGCAGGTGTGACGGCTAAACTAAAGGTTCCCTCAACAGCGACAACAAGCGATTGGACAATATCATTGACAGTAGGGCTACCTGCCAAGTTAAGGTTTGATTTGAAGAATACATCTTCGGTTCAAGATTTCTTTGATGACTACGGACCTAAGACAACAGCAAGTCAGATTGCTGATTGCATCAATGAAGTGTTTCCGGCAAAGACTGCTAAATTTACAATGGAGAATGGTGCTAAATCTATCATAGCAGTAGACCCATCAAGTGGCAGTACAATTGTAGTTAATGGCAAGAATTACCATGTGTCTGATTTCTTCTATGCATCTGTAGATACAGAGTATTCTGATACTGTTTGCATTACTTCTCTCTTGCCGGGAGATGACGGAAAGAATAACGTCTTGACCTCTACATTTGGTACGGTAACTGGCTTTTCCACAATAGAGAATCAAGGTAGAAACGAAGACTTCTGGAAACTATCTGATGAGGGCATAGTTCTATTCAGACAAGAATACCCATACCGTAGGAGCCATTCCTTGAAGGTATCCTATGTTGCTGGAGATGCTAGAGTACCTGCTTCTATTCATGATGCCGCAACCAAATTTGTAGCGGCAGAAGTTATTCGTCATGATGATAACTCTATACTAATTGCTGAGACAGGCTCTAATATTGACTTACGAGCAAAACATGACATATTGATTGAGGAAGCGAATAAGATAATTGATGGTAAGAAGGAGACTATCGTATTCGTGGACTGATATTATGTCAATAGAGGAAGTAAATGCACTAATGACTAAAGCCGCAGATGTTGATACTCTACGAAAAGACATCATTAGAAGAGAAATGGATATGGAAGAATATCTGAAAGAGCATGGGTTAGAAAACTACTACCGTACAGATAGTGAGGTAATAGAAAGCGCAGTAAGGCAATCCCTAATCAAATCTAAAGAATTGATGCTAGAAGCCAATAAGAAAATGATACAGTCATTTAAGATGTCAAAGGCTCCAAAGGTAAAGGAGATAAAATAATGGTAGTAATATTAGATGAAGTAACCTTTCTAGTGAGGCTACTCAAGGATAATTGGTCTGCTTCCTCTGTGGCGTTAGCAAGTGCTAATCAGATACATGGTGCAGTAACAGTTCCTCAAATCGTTGATGTACGCTCAGTTGAGGCAAATGAGGGAAGGAGAGCAGATGCGGATAGTGGTGCTATTATTGTAATTTATGAGGATAGCAACTCAACCACTTACCCTACTATTGACCATTCAGTCAGGAATGATACGTTTACCTTTACGGTACACATAAGGGTTCTATACCGTAGAGACTTCGTAAACACGGATGGCAATAAGATTACTGGTAGAACTAGGCTTCAAGATTTGTATAGAATCGTAAGGCATATCATAGAAAACAATTCATTGCGACCACAGGTAACTACTACAGAAGGCGGAACCACATATAGAGAAAGTGCCGATACGATTAAAATAACTAGTCGAACTGATGCAAATGATAGGGGAAAGAAACTATTAGGTTATAGGTTATCGGTGGAGATGAAGCGAATGGGTAGGGGTGTAGCGTAATGGCAACAACTAACAGTATAATTCAGAATGAGGTGTGGTCGGGTGCAGGTGCTTCTGCTACATTCATTCCAGAAACTAGCATATATTTGGGAAACAACGCAGATTTGGATGGAGCGACATTGACTCCTCACGCAGATTTTACTAACAACTACGTATTAGTACCAGATTTGTATCAGGGTTGTATGATTAGAATCACAGGTTCAAGCAAAACCATGTCTTTCATGGTTAAGTCAAATACTGCTACTGCTTTCACCTTTGATGAGAATGCAGAGGTTGCATTGGGAGAAAATACAGGCAATGCCACTAGTGTAACTGCTACATTGGAAGCATACGGTAGTCCCTGTGTCTCAGTAAACCCGACAAACGGTACTTCCTCTCTTCTCTCAGACAATTGGCTAGGTCTAGTCAATAGTTTCACCCCTCCTTCACTTGAAGTTGAGATAGCACAGATGAACTTGGCTTTGGGCGGAACTAGAAATCTCACATACCAATACAAGAAAGGCTCCACTGTTACAGGTGTATCAATGGATATCTCGATGAATCATGGTGCTTGGTTGTATTATGCATTGGGTAGGATTGAATCCATTGACACAACTGATGATGATTTACCCGCAGTTACTGATGGATACACTGGATTTGCCGTACCCGCACATGATACCACTAGAATATACAGAATCGAAGGCAACAAGATATTTCCTCCAGCCCCTAGTACTTGGACTAAGGGAGTAATGACTGGTGCTTTAGAGGCATACAATGACTTAGAGAAGTTAGACACGGATGAGGGTTCAAGTGCCATGCTATACACCTTTACCGAAAGAAACGATGGAACTCTTCCATCATTTGCAATCGAGGTTAGTTATGAGAAAGAGGATATAGCCGCCGCACAAAGATTCACAGGAGGTCTAGATAATACTAGTCCATATGCAGATATCTTCACAAGAATAGTGACGGGTTGTCAAATCAATACTTTTACCATGAACTTTGAGGAAGGACAGGAACTCAAGTGTTCACTGGATTTGATGTCTAGAAGATTGTTTGATGTTCCCTCTGGATACGCACCTAGAAACGGTAAGACGAATGAACTGGAGAAACTATCTAATTTCAGGGATAATGCCACCATGTCTCCAGATAGAAACGTAGAGCCTTATTTCTACTCAGACGGCACAATCACCCTTTATGGACAAACTTGGGCTAAGATAAAGAGTGGAAGTCTCACTATCAATAACAACCTAACTGCTCACAGGTACATTGGAAATTACAGCAAGGACATGGTTTCTGCACACATTGGTGGACAAAGAACCTACGATTTGAATTTCACGATGCTTGTAACAGACATGAAAATCTACAACTATCTTAGGCAGGAAGGAGAGCATCTAGGTGCAGACAACAAGATAATACTAAAATTCAGCAAGGATTTGGAGTTTGACTCGGATGCTGACAACACCTTACAAGCAGATGAGAACGTAGGCATTGCTGATGGTGATTTCATAGAGATAGAACTAAGGGACTTCATAACTCAATCAGTAGATTTCCCCTTCCCAGAAGACAAGGGACCAGTAGAACTGAATCTAACACTATCAGCAAGAACATTGCATTCTTGCAAGTACAAGGGAATGTGGGCAATCATAAATCAAGATTATTAGGAGGGTATTCAAAAAGCAAAAGAATACCCATTAGTTTCCACCAACATTGTTTGTTTGTTGGTTTTATGAAGGTGGAAAGAAACATGAAAGTAGTAGAAGATAAGAGTAGGCTATTTGCCAAAAGTGATACCGAATGCCATGAATTGAGGGTTAGCCCTGATTCAGACGATATATTGAAAGTGTGGGTGAAGGAACCCACATGGCTTCAAGTGGAACAAGCACTTGGAACCTTGATGAAAGTTGATGGTAATCAACAACTTGACATCAACATGGATAAAATGTATCGTTATATGATAGAAGAGTTCGTTGAGAAAACAGAACCTTCGTTGTCTCCCATAGAAATGCTGAGATTGAGTCCCTATATTGGGTCACAATTGAAGGAAGTTCTTCCGAATCCCTTTGGTGAGATGATGGAGGCTGATACAAAAAAAGCCAACTAATCCGTAAGGGATTACAAGGCAGACAGACTGATTTGAAAGTAGGTATGCAGATTCTATTGTATACCTACTGTAGAACATTCAACATCAGTCCCAATGAAGCGCGACATACACCGTTGCCTTTGTTGATAGACATGTTACTCATACATGGGGAAGCGGAGAAAATGCAAGCAGATGAGTTAGACAATATCAAACGGAGGGTAAAGAGTGGCGGATGAGACAAAAGAAATCTACAACATGGCGGCGGCTAACGAAGCCTTAGCAGGTTCTACTGATAAACTAACATTTTCGTTTAACAAGCAGATTGCAAAAAGCCGTACTTGGATTATGATGAACAGATTGTTCGTAGGTAGTCCTTTTTGGAAAATATCAAACAAATTGAAGGGAATAAATGATGGTTTTATCTTGATGTATGATACTCAAAAAAGAGCATTAGACAGACAAAAAGAATTAACAAAAGCCTCAGAAGACTTTGTTAAAATATCAAAGAAAATACCAGAAACGGGCCTGTTCAAAAGAGATGGTTCTGCCTTAACGGGATTAGAAGAAAAGAAAGCCGCATTAGAAATAATGGAAGGAAAGGAATTTCAGGATAGATTAGCCCTCAATCAACGTTTGAAACAAGGCGGTGCATCTCTAGGTGGTTTATCTGCAATGGAGGCAACCAAGAAACAATTTGATGACATGATTAAGATACAACAAGACCAATTAGATGCTCAAATAGAAGCATACGTCAAAGAAGAAAAATACAAAGAACAGGGGTTTATGGGTAAGATTGCTAGACAATTTGACAATATCAAAAAAGCCTTCAAAGCGTTACCGAGTTTCTTGTTCAAAGGATTAATGGTGTTTGGTAAGTTATTATTCGGTTTCGGCTTGCTTATTCTACTGGCTCCATTACTGTTCAAAATCCTACGTTGGGGTGTAGGATATGTACGTAATCTAACACCAGAGCAAAGACAGAAGTTTGCTAATGCTAGAGATAGGATAATTACTATTCTAGGCGGAGTAAAGGAGTTGATGATTGCTATCTTTGAAGGAAAACCAATAGAAGCACTTAAAATCTACCTCACTAAAGTTCTCGTACCTATAGGAGAAGGAATAATGGCACTACTAAAGGTAGTTGGACAATTTGCCCTTGAGAAATTTGTAGAGTTAAAGGATTATGTTGTAAGTGGTGGATTAGCCGAGGACATTGGACTAGCCATAGACAAATATCTAGGAGAAAAATCATCCGGTGTTAAGAAGAGGCTGAACCAATTGGATAAAATAGCACAAGGGAGTCTTATTTATGGAGGAATAAGAGCCTCTCAAGGAAATCACTTCTTGCAAAGGATGGCCGCAGGACAGAATATGAACACATTTGCTAGTGGCGGAGTAATGGCAAATTCTGGTATGGCAATAGTCGGTGAGGGTGGACCAGAACTAGTATCATTACCAAGAGGGGCTAGAGTTCATTCTAACTTTGCTAGTAGAGGAATGGGTGGAACTGTCATCAATGTGAATGTAACAGGAAGAGTTGGAGCATCAGACATGGAAATACGAGACATAGCAAACAAGGTCGCAAGGGAAATCAACACTCAGGTCAACAGAACAAGTAGTTCAACTGTGAGGTTTGCATAATGTCACAGGGTTTCAAGGGTCAGAACTTCAAGTGTTTCTTGGAACTAGGTAGAAGAAATGACATAGGAAGCGGTCACGTTAACCGTATTCCTCTATTTGTGGATAACATCAGTATCTCCACATCTAAACTTGTGATAAACGCAGGTGTTCCATTCTCTGGTGCAGTTAGAGGTGAGTCTCTCAACCTCGCTTTCGATGTAGGTCAAGCAGGAAAGAACCTGAGTCTAAGTGGGATGCTGATGGACCAAAGAATATCAAAGCAGAAGGATGCTAATAGCCTAAAGGATAACGTAAGGTTAACTGCATATGAAATGGCGCAACTCATACATTCCTATGTAGATTCAAGTACGTTTCAAGATGACCAGAACCTAAACAGATTAATTGTTCTGATTCCTAGTAGGGTAGATGAGAACTTTGCCTATCATAATGGTACTGCTGAGAACGATGACATAGAGGTATTGCCATTGATTCCATTTACTTTCAAGAATAGGGGATATGACAACGACTTTGCATCTCTTGGTGCAAATGCAAAATTCTTCACACCATTTACAGTAAATGAGTCTGATGAAACAATAGACGGAACTGTAGGATTAACTGGTTTTATACGTTCATTTAGCACTAATATTTCTGGTGCTGAGTTTCCTAATGTTAGTTTCAGTCTAGAATTTGAAGAGGCCGTTGTGTTGTCAGACAATTTCTTGGATGGGTGAACATGGTTAGTGCATATGTTGGTAAACCATACAAATTGGTTTTTCCCCTGTTGTGTAAGGGCTACTTGAATATTAATCATGATGAACCTGTTACTGTAGGTAGCGATAGTAGCACTAGTGCCGCTAGTGCGAGATTAAGACCACTATGGGCACATAAAGACACATTTACATTAGAAGCCCTAATTACTCCATATGATGTAAATGGTATAGGAAGCGGTACTGCGGGTAGGCACGGCATTCTAGATTCTACTAAGACTCCACCATATCCGAACGATACCCTATCCGATAGAAGTAGTACATATGAAAGCGTAGGATATCTAGGCGAAGGCACATCTGCGGCTTATTTGACTCACAAACTAATGTTGTTTCACAACACCAACCTAAAGTTATACTTACAAAACACGACTAGCAGTTCTTACAACCAACCCGCAGAATACAAGATAGTAGCAGAGGTTACTTCTGGTGGTGTCACAAAGATAATACAATCTGATACTGTAATTAAGCCAGTGGGAACACTACGAAATTACTATGATTCCTCTGCATATTATGACATAGCAAGCACATCTTACCAAAGAGTATCCACTAGTGCTACAGGTAGCAATCCGCAAGGAACTATAACAATAAGTAACTTCAATAATCTTCCCGTAGATGTTAAGGCTACTGGACAAATAGTGGTCAGTGGAACACCAACTCACTATGTTTCTCCTATTCAAGCAACTTCTACGATAACCATAGCAGGTCAGGCTAATTTCAAGACCGATGTTTTTCCGGCAGGAAGCACAGGAGGTCACATCAAATTTGGAGCCATTCCTGATTCTGCTACACATACTGATACTACTGAATTTATACAGATAACAAATGAAGATGGCTCAGTTGTGACAAAGTGGTTTGCAGTAGATGGAGCAACGAATGGAGCCGCATTAACAGGAGGTAGTTGGCCCGCAGGTGCAAGAGCATACACAAGGTCAACTGATGTATCGGTCTTAGTAACTAATCTAGCAAATGCGATAAATGCATATGACAATGGTTGGAAAGGTACTGCTTCTGCTGGCGCAGACCCATTTGATACAAGTCTATCTCCACCTACGAATACTGTTAGTTTTACTGGAGCCATATTTGGTTCTGCGCCCAACAGAAAAGGAGCAGACGGTGATATTACACTAGGAAGCGGCTTACCAAACCAAATAACTAGAGTTCAGATAAGTGGTGGAGCAAATGAATTAATTCAGGGTGAAACTACAGGGCATACTGCTGATTCTAACATCAATTATATTACAATTACAGATAGTGCAGGAAACACTCGCAATTACTTTCCTTCACATGATAACACGAATCAAGCAACTGCATCTACAGGAACTAGAACCTTAGATGATGGAAGTACGGTTTCTGTAAGATATTTTAGATGGGCTTCGGGTGGTAATAACAATAATGCGGCGGCGGCATTAACATCTGCAATAAATGCAGGTAATGGGCATGGTTCTACAATTACTGCAACTAGAGTTAACAATGTAATTACGCTAACCCATGATTTGACAGGAACTGCTGGCAATAGTGCAACTCTAGCAAAAACAAATACTGCTGATAGTGTTGCTACTATTTCTGGTAGTAACTTTACAGGAGGAACGAATGAAGCCAATCAGACAAACACTCCATTCATTGAGTTGACCGATGCGGCAGGTTCTGCGGTTACAAAGAAGTATGTTCCTGTAGCAAATGGAGATGCTATCGCTACTGCTACTACTCAAACAATAGGGTCTGTTTCAGGGGCTGTAGCCTTTCAAGTAGGAGCAGATGCTACTGCTACTGCCGCTAACCTAGAAACGGCCATAGAACACGCTAATGGGCATAATGGAAGCATACTTGTAAGTAATTCATCAGGAACATTAACTCTAACACAAAATATTGCTGGAACCGCCGGAAATACTAGCATAAATCAAAACAATTTAGCCAACATCGCTGATACTGATTTTAGCAATGGTGCTACACCAGATGCTTACATCTCAATAACAGATTCACAAGGTACTTTGAGGAAGTACAAAGCAGACACAACAAGAGCAAACGGAACATCAGGAAATGGTTATGTCTATTTCAAGAGAGAGACTGATAACAATACTACAACGGCAAACCTAGAAGTCGCAATAGATAGCACTAATGGACATAATGGCACAATAATAACAACTGATTCTAGCAATGTTTTGACTTGTAAATTAAATGTACCCGCTATGGGTAGTGCAGTTATGTCTTTAGCGGGAATAAGTTCTGGAGCCTCAGTTAGTAACTTCTCAGCAACAAATAACAACGACATAGAGGTATCTTCAGGAGAAGCCTCAGAGATAGGAAAGGGAAACAAGATATACGATTCTTCTTCTAAATTGATTGGAACCGTTTCTAGTGTATCTGGTACTACTATTGCTCTAACAGATACACCTGCAACTAATATTACATCTACAATATACACCGACCACCTAAAGGAAGCATTTTACTTAGAGGACATGTATAAAATATGCCTAGTTTACCACAAGAATGGTAGTATAGAACTGTGGATGGATAATGAACTACTAGTCAAGGAATCTCATACATTAACGACATGGCAATTAGATGCTAGTGATTGTCAAATAGGTAGGGGTTCTTCTAACGCGGAACAATTCTTTGGTGAGATATATGAAATTGCAATGACTAAGAACAAGATACCCACTACAACATTGAAGACGCTTTCACCAAGTTATAGTGACATTCTTTTTTATTACAAATTTGAGGGTTGAACATGGGTACGCAAGAAAACTTTGGACGAGTAATTTTTCCTTTAAATTCAGGTATACATGAAGATATCATAGTAGATGGAAGCACATATGATTATGATAGTCACACGGCTCATGAAAGTAAAGCGTACACTAGTGTCTCTGTCAATCCTACTTTTGTTCAAAATAATCTAAAGTATGAAAATAACATACAACATAATCAAACAGGACATGACGTTCTAAAAAATTCTGCTAACTTTATGGAAATCAGAAATACTTCTAGGGCTATCTCAATATCAAATGATGGAACAGATAGGATAGGAAATAGAATTCTACCTACTAACGAAAACCTAGCAAGTTATGCGAATTGTAATGAAGAAACTCCTGCCTTTAAAATAAAAGTCATGGATTCAGAGATATCAACAACAAATAGTGAGACAAATAGAAGATTAATATATTCAACTAGCAATTATCCTAACAGTGATGAGATAGGACTAGACGTTGAAAACTATGATTATTTTATTCTAATTAATCCACAGATAGTTGAAGCAGGTAATGATAAAGTTAGACCACACTTTGCTAAAATAACTAGAATAACCACATTTGATACATTTGGAGATGGATTGGAATTTAGCCCATCATATCCTACAGCCATACCAAAGAACACCAAATTTGAGATATACAAGGGTCCAGCAAAAACAGATACAAGTGTCGTTGCTGTTAGTTATGGATTGAGAGGAGATACTAGTGCTACTACACCTAAATACGATAGAGTAAATATTTGTAGTTTGCCTACTTGGTATTTCTATAATGATAGACTGGATGAGAAAAATCAATTAGATTACATGACCAAGTACAACGCTACTCACTTGAGATGGTGGGAAAACACCACTACTAGTATCACAGATATAGTTGGAACACTTGCACAATTTGAAGCAGGTAGCACAAGCAAGTACTATCAATTATCACAAACTAATTGGGAAAAGTTAGTTGAAGGACAATCACTGTGGAGCAATGTAGATGGAAGTCTTCTAGGAAATATAAAACAAAAATACACTAGTGGTTCAGACTACAGATTTTTTCTTGATTTTGCTAGACAAACCATCAATCCTTTTTCTGGAAATCAAGTTAACAAAGTAGGAAAGACTTGTACTAATGTAGTGTTTAGAACTCAGAGTAGATTTAATGATACAATTCTAAATTTAGGTAGTGACAAGTTAGATGCAGTACTTGTAGATACTAACAAAACAGATGATTACGAAATTACAGATGCACATAAATGGAATACCAGTTTTCCTAGAATGCATAGACATACTGGCAATTTGATTAGTGATACTTCTAATAGTTTAGATGGAAATCTAACTGGCCCTGCTAAATATATTACATTTGAAAAGGGTGATTTCAAGAATAATAAGTTACCTTTGATGCAAAGTGCTAATGTAAACAGCCCTAGAAATAAAATGAGTCAATTAGCGTCATTTTCTATGTTGGATTCTAGTGGTCTAGCACACTTGAAAGTAAAGGAAGAAGATAGATTACTTGTCCAAAGAAACATATACAATTCAAACATGAAATATTACCCTGTAGAGGGTAAGGCAAGTAGTGTTACTGGAACTGCGGATAACATAGAAATGAAGGAGATAAGCAAAGAGTTTGACCTTAGACATAAATTAAGCACTGATGACATTATTGAAGTTGATGGTTATTTATATGTGGTTCACACCGTATTTGCTCAATCCGGTGGTACTCAAAAAATAAAGGTTAAAGATTCTAAGTTAAAATCAGCAACGACTTGGAGTGGTAGTTCTAATGTTCATTCAATAAGTCAGAAGACACTTTTTGTTCCACCATACACAGGTGTCTTGAATTACGATTTAGTTTCAGATACTGAGATAGACTACACTACTGATAGAATTACGATAGATGGTGTTACTATTGATAAAAACAATGCCAAACTAAATGATGCTAGGTTAGTTTTTGTCACTAATACTTCTCACAATAATCTTCTAGATATTACGGACAAAAACAACAAATTTGCTAAAATACAAGATACTACAAGAACTTTCTATCAAAGAAGCAATGAGTCCAAAGATAGATTTTATTATTACTCTGGAGGATACGCTATAAGTGATACTGCATTTGATGGGATAATAGAAAATGCAAACAGTAAGACAGAAATGGGTATGACTACCTACTCCATTAATGGCAGAGATGAGACATCCAAGTTAATTTCACAAACAATAAATAAGAATACTGCGGTATTATCAGATATTCATCACTCATCTCATGACCCTATTGTCAATAACGTAACAGAACTTTCTGTTGGAACTATTAGTGTAAATGGTTCTGTTCTAACCTACGGGGGAACTACTAGTGGTATAACTCTCAAGCCTTTCGGTATATTACTGAATCACGATGGAAAGTATGTTGGTGAAATTAAGTCATTTACTACATCACCCAAAGAAATTACCCTATTCAGACCGCCTCAAGTTACCTTCAATAACTCAGGTGTGAACCTAAAATACTACCATCCGTATACTTATCTAAGCACGGATACTACTCACACTACATACATTACAGGGACTAAGGCACTTGGTAGCAATCCAAATATTACAGATGGTATTGCAGACTTATCCGTTAGTGGTAGAGGACTAGTCTTTGATGGTGGAGTTAGATTGATTTCTCCAGATAGTGCTAATGCATATTATACCAATAGCACATTTACTACTGACAAATTAGTAGGTACATCAAACACTGGTGGAGTTCTCAAAGATAAAACATTGGGATATGACATTACATCACCCAAGAATATAGATGCAAATGACTCTAATTTTGCAATAAAAATAGGAAATGAAAATGGTGTTAGTGTCACACATAATAGCGTTGGTACAGTAAAGCAAGAAACCTTTGATGTAGTTACGATAAATGAAAAGATAGAGGGTGGAACAACTATCAGTGTTGCTCCTACTTTCCCTGTGGTCATGGGAAGAGTAGCATCTAATTCCTCTGATACAAGAGGAAATTGCTCATTGTATTTCGTAAATGCTAATTTGAACACTGGAGGCTTCGTGCATAAATTAGGAGTAGGTAATTCCTACAATGACCACATTGATGGTAACTGCATAAGATACTGGGACTTCCAAAAGATAAACCCCGGAACGATAAACAGAAAATACGATTCAATCTATAACTTTGGAGTTAGTCCTCAAAAGATACAAGGATATGCAGTAGGATATGGAGTGAGAGCAGATGGTTCAACAATTAGCGTCACTAGTTCAAACACTAATAGACCAATAAATGGAAGCAATACGTTAGATGGGTGGAATTATCTTGGTAATTTCTATGGACCATACGATTCGTCTACTACTCCGGATACTCCGAACCTGATAAAATCGTATTATCCTAATGCTTTGAACACAGGCGACCCGTTTGAATACGATATTGATTACGAAGCATTTGAACAAATTGACTCTAGAACAGACTACTACGATTGGTTTGGCATTGGTGACTTATTACCCGCTTCTAACAATAGAAATAACAATCTTGGATATCATACTCTAAACTATGAAGACTTCTCTATGTTATTGGAGTCGGATGAGGATGAAGTAGGAGATACTGTCATACATGAGGAATATGTTGGTACTACTAGACAGACTGCTAAATCTGAAAATAACTTTGAATCTGTAAGCATTAGTAGTGCAACTCAAACCACTAATCAAATTTCTAGATTTGGTGTTATCAGACTAGTTGAGGCTACCTTTGACTGGCATTTTAATCCTGTAGATTTGGAGAATACACTAGCATCAGAATCCATACCCACCATTCCGTATTTTGATTATGTAATGTTTGAGAACCCGGACCAGTTGACTGGTAAAACAATTCAACTAAGGGAAACCGATGGTGCGAATGTGAATGTGTCTAGTACTAACATTACCACACAAACACTTGGAGATATGTTCTACACTACTGACTACATGGGGTCAAATCCGTTTAGAGAACACACCACACTTACTGGTTCACCAGACCAGATAAACGGTTTCATAGCAGTAAAGGAAAGCGGTTCTTCTGGTTCTTTCAATACTGATTCTGGTAACAATAATCTCATAGATGCATCAACGTTAAGCGGAACCGGACACACAGAAATATACAATGATATTTGGCAATTTGATGGATATGATGATGGTGGGACGATAAAATACTACGGTGTTCAACCATTCTATGTCTATACTAACCAATCCTTCTTGTTAGATAAGATAAGCAAACCATCATCCAGTACTAACCATATGACTGTGAATAGGTCAAATCGAAGACATGACTTCCGATTTACTGACGTATACATTACTAGACCTTTCACTCATACTGGAATATTTGAGTTTGCGAATCTAGAAGACAATGGAGAGGCTTTCTCCGCTCATAACATAATTCTACCGTTAATCGTAGGTGAATTGTCTGATGATTCTACATATGAGAATAAAGAGATATCTCCATTTCATCACCCGGATAATTGGGCAAATCAAAATACTAATTGGCTTCATACATCCAGAGTGATAAATGCACTTGTAGGTGCTAAATTCGGTGCTGATTCAGGAACCACAATCAGTCATCAAGACAAATACGGACTAGGTTATGGAACATATCCATTTGCTCATCCATATGAGGGATGCATCGGTGTTTTCAAAGACGTAAAGGTTGCAATGACAGACAACACGATTGACCCCGGTACGATAGAGATAACTAGCGCACCATTGGCGTTGGATACTAATGCAAATTACGTTGATTACGTGGCAGAAGCAACTAACGCTAACCTAGACCAACATGATAGAAACGTGCAGGTAGCGGAGTATGACGCTAACAATACAGTTGCTATGATAGGAACTAGAACTGAATCACATTTCCTATCCGAAAAGAAGGCAATTTCCACAGATACTCAAGAAAATCATCATACTGAGTTTGCATCTGATGCCGCCAATGAAGGACTAGTCGTATCCGCACAAATGGCAATAAAACCAGTATTTCAACTAAAGGCGGCAACTTCTGGTGGAAGCAATTATGTGGTTGGTGCTACAGATACCTCTTTGGCTTTTCCAAATGGAACTAATACAAGCATAGGAGACACTATGGTATTTACCTTGAACAATTCCAGTAAACACACTTTCCTCAGTTTCTTACCAAATCTCACAGGATACTATCTAGTTAGCGAGTCTAAGGCTAATGGCGGCGATTTGAGAAACTCAACTAGGATTGATGCCCCTAGAGCCATTACTAGGATAACGTCACATACAGTCTCAACTGCACCTACAATAAGTAATCATGAAACTCACACAATTAAGATAGATGTACCATTAAGACCGATTTTCTCTTCAACCCACAAATTTAGACTCATGCGTCCATCAGAGGTAACGTTCAACGGTGAAGAAAACTCCATCAGATTCAATGTCATGGAGCCTGTTAGTAGGTTTACCAGAAGCAGTTTCCTTACTGGGGAATCTGGAGCAGATACAGATAGCGTATCTGGTGCAGTACACCATTATAGAGAGAGCCTGTATCAAATGTTCTTACTGTTGGATGTTGATGGAGTCCCACAGACTGAAAATACTTTGACAAATGATGGTTATACTACACAATCTGGTCATATGAACTATGATAATTCTACTATTGATGTGAGGGAGCCAACTCAAGCCGCACACAAATTCAAGAGAACCGGAACCACGTTGGTTCAGAAGACAATGAACGTCACGGATGGCCTAAATTCCTCTGTAAAGAATATAACATTCACAGACTTCTTTCCCTTAGATAGAGATTCATCTACTGCTTTCGATACAAGTATAAATTTCACTAAAATACCGGGTTTGGGCATGAAATTTGACGGGCAATTATTTGGCAATGGTGTAGTGTCATTCGGTGAAGTTTTTGATATTGCACTAAGTAGGCGACCTAAACTAAAAAACATCAAAAAATGCCATATCGGTACAGGTTTTACTGTTGCTTCAAACGTTAACGATGAGATAGAAAACCTAGTCAAAGGAGTAGGATTAGAATATGATGATTTACGTAGTTTTATCACACCCACAGGCAATATTGTGTCTAGTGCGACCTCTAACACAGTAGTCTGTTCGGCTACCCCAGAAGACATTTCTGCGGGAGATGTTTTGTACACACATGATGGACATTTGGTAGGTGAAATACAGGGTATTTCCTCTCAAACTATAACCTTCACAACTAACTTAAAATTCACTCCAATACAACATGACGAACTAATCAAGATAAACAAGAAAACATACGTTTCTGCGTTAAAATTCGATGATGTTAACCTATTTACTGCCATTAATGCTCTAGCGGTTAAGAACGGATTGGACTACAACATTAGAAACGGTAAGTTTAGTGCAAGAAACATAGAAGATACGAGTAGTTTACGCAAATATGCACTATCATACGCAGAATCGGATAGACTTATTTCTGTTGAAAATAACACTTCTCTTTTCGATACTGCTAACAAAGCAGTCATCATAGGTGATAGGATAAAATATGAATTAGAGAGGTCTACAAACACTCAAACTAGAGTAATTCAAGAAGTAGACCCAACAATAAAAACGAAGACTGATGCAGAAATTAGAGCAGTTGAATTATTGAAACTACACAACAAGAAACATCGTAAAATTACGATAAAAGTGCATAAACAAGGATTAGAATTACTAGAAGCAGGAGACATAGTTAGATTAAATTTCCCAAATCATGATATTCCAAATGATGACTACATAGTATTTGAAATAACTAATGTTTTAACGGGGGTTTTGACTATGACAGTGGGTACGTTTGACAAGTCAATTGCTGAAAGACTAAGCGAGTTGAATACTAAGCAATCTGATGGTTTTTCGTCCTTATTTCAGAAGGATTCTATGAAGATTTCAGCAGGTAAACATCTTTCTGATGCTATTAATATAAAAAACGTAAGACTTTCCTATGTGGTAACAGGGTCATCGAATGCATTGTCCTATAATTCTAACATGGGTTTTGATGATTTGGTAGGCTTTACAGAAGAAGTTGGGTTTGAACACAGTACAGTGACTAAGAAGAGTTATGGAGACAAGTTCTATGAACAAGATGATTATGGAGGTACAGTAGAATGATAGTTAATGAGGGAAGTGAGGACATTGCGTTGGCGTATATTGCGGCACAATACACTACAGTAAAAATAGGAAACGGAGGAGGGGATACTGCGGCCAGTCAAACGGAATTAGATGCTGTGGTTGCTAGTAAAGTAGTAACTCCTTCTGTAATAGGTTCAGAATTGGTTTGGACTGCTGAGTTTACAGGCGCACAAGTAGGTAGTCAAGGTGTTTCTGAGTTGGGAATATTCAAGACATCAGGGGATAAACTCTTGAGTAGAGTTACTTTCACAAATACAGGAGTAATCCCTTCGGCAGATACGATTACATTTACAGTTAGTTTGGAGGTGAGTTAATGTCGAACGATAATCCGGGGTTTATTTCAAAATTACATACTACTCCCGATGCTAGAATAGTAGATGGTACTGACAATATACATAGTGGAATTATAAATGCTCTAAATGAGGCTACAGCAGGTAATAGAACAGTAAGTGGTTTTAACATAACACAATCCAATGCTAGTGTTAGTTATACTAAATATGTAGTTGCGGCAGGGAAAGTATTCCGTGATGGTCTATTAGTAGACATATCAAACGCTACCCTGACTACATCAGTTGGACCTAGAAGCGGCAATGACTGGTATGCCATGATTGTCGTAAACTCGTCAAATGCTCTTGCAATAAGAGTTGATGCACAGACAAGAAGCACGGCTTCTGTATCTAATTTAACAGCAGGAGATATTCCTGTTGCTATAGTAAAATATGTAGCAAATAGTGCTGATGATTTAATAAATAGACCAGTGCAGTTCTTAGGTCATAGCCAAACTACTCAAGGATTGAGTATAATTAATTCTGGTTCAGAAACCGTTAGACTAAACGCCGCAGGAACAATAACAAAGGGAGGAGCCACTCTAACTCTACCTTCTTCGACAGGAACCATTGCGCTTACATCAGACATAGAATATACTTCAGCCATACCTAATGCTACTGCAAGTCAAACAGGATTGGCTACATCCACTCAAATTACAAAATTAGATGGCATAGAGGCAAATGCTACTGCTGACCAGACAAAATCCGACATCAACACTCTATACAGTTGGTCAACGGACCCGGAAGATGGGGCAACTGCTGACCAAACAGACACAGAAATAGAAACTGCTTACAATAATAGAGTTCCTCAAGTTTCCTCTGCTGAGAGAACTGCGGGCAATTCTACCGCTATCAAGAGATTTACCCCTGCTGATATAAAAAGCATGATTGATACTCATCAAACGGATACCAATACTGATGTTGATGTCTCACTTGCTAATCTCAAGACTAGACTCGCTTCCAATATGGGAGATAACTTCCAAATCGGGTCAAATGCGGCACATACCGCTACATTTGCAGGTGGTTTGATAATTGGTGGAAACCTAACGGTCAATGGTACGACCACAACGATATCTAGCAACACTCTAGCAGTAGGAGATAACATAATCGTACTGAATAATGACGTTACAGGTACTCCTTCTCAAAACGCTGGAGTAGCAATTGAGAGAGGTTCTGCTAATAACGTAGATATCAGATGGAATGAAAGTAGTGATAGGTGGGAATTCACAAATGACGGTACTACTTACTATAATTTACCTATAACATCTGAATTAGCAAACCCATTTGTTCATCCTCTTCATGGCACTACGGATATTGACACTTCTGGAGCCGAAATAGTTGATGCTATTTCTACAAATGATACAGGTCACATTATAGCAATGTCAAAGAGAACTTTGACTTTAGCAGATTTAGGATATACAGGAGCAACAGATGCGAATAAGTATGTTCACCCTAACCATAGTGGTGATGTCACTTCAAGTGCTGATGGTGCGACAACTATAGCAAACAACGCAGTAACATCTGCAAAGATTGCTGATAGTGCAATAACAAACGCTAAGATAAACAATGGAGCAATTGACAATGCCAAAGTCTCTAACTCTGCCGCCATCGCTCAAAGTAAGATTAGTGGTTTGACTAGTGCTTTGAGTGGTAAGGAGCCAAGTCTGACAATAGGTGATGGTTTAGATAGAACTAATGCCACTCTCAAAGTAGATATTGATGGGTTAACAATTGAAAACGGCATGGATAGAAGTGCTGATTTCATAATGTACGATGACGCTACTAATGGGTTGAGAAGAATAAACCCAGCAAATCTTTTCAGTAAGTTGATTGCCTCTGACATTCCAGATATTTCTGCTACTTATCGTGCTACTGCGACAAAATTAGTAGATGCAGATGTGTCTAATACTGCGGCAATCAATGCAGACAAAATTGCTAATGGAACGACTAACAAAGTATTTACGTCCACACTAAAAACGAAACTTGATGGAATTGCCGCTAGTGCTACTGTTGGTGCTGACTGGAGTAGCAATGTTACTAATATTTCTGTGACTAACGCACAACTTGCAGGTAGCATTGCAAACTCTAAACTAGTTAATTCAGGAGTAACATTGAATGGCAATACGTTAAACTTAGGTGGAAGTTTAACTCTAGATACAGATGACTTCGCAGAAGGAAGCAACAAATATTATACTGATGAAAGGGTAGATGATAGGGTAAATGCTCTAATTACAGATGGAGAAGGAATTACCACAACATATGATGATTCTGCGGGAACTCTAACTGTAGATGCAGAGGTAGCAACCAGTAGTAATAGGGGTGTAGCCTCTTTTAGTTCAGACCACTTTGTATTGAATAGTGGTAATGTAGCAATAAAAGACTCATCAATAACAAATCAAAAACTAGCAGGTAATATTGCTCAAAGTAAAGTGACAGACCTAGTTTCAAACCTAGCAAGTAAAGCACCTGTTGCAAATCCAGTTTTTACAGGTAGCATAACAATAGGTGATGCATCACTAACAGAAGCAGAATTAGAACTAATAGATGGTGTTGTAGGCACATTAACCACAACGGAATTAGGTTATCTGGACGGAGTTACATCACCAATTCAAACACAATTGAATGCTAAACTAGAATCTGTAGCAATAGCCGATTTAACTGATAACGTAAGTCTCACTACCGCAGTTAACAATTCATCAAGTCACTCACACATACCTACCGCTAGAGCAGTAAAAGACTACATTTTCTCTCAAGAAATCAAGTCATACGATTTGAAACTAGCACAAAATAGTGGTAATGCTAAAATTAGACTTGAAGAAAATACAGGTGATTTAACAAATTTCATTGATATTGATGGTGGACTTGATATTTCTCTAAATGTGGACCCTACTAATAGACATATTCAGATTAACAGTACAAGTAAGGGGCACGTAGCCTCTGCATCATACAATCAGGGAACTCTAACTTTGACACATAGAGATGGCACTACCACTACTGCCACTATTCCAGATTCTACAACTGATGCTCATGGTCTGATGACTGACGACCAATTTGATAAACTAGCAGGAATCGAGGAACAAGCAGATGTTACCGATAAAGCAAATGTGGTGGCTTCTCTTGGACTTCTCGATGAGAGCGACACTCTTCTTATTGGTGACGCTGGCAATGATACTACTGTTAGGGTCCGTGGGAACCTCTTTGTTGATGGAACTACAACAACAATAAACCAGACTGAAATTAATGTTCAAGATGCTTTGGTATTTGAAGGAGCAACTTCGGATGACCATGAAACTACTCTTCGTATAATTGACCCAACAGCAGATAGGACAATTTCTCTTCCGGATGTAACTGGTACAATAGTTACAACGGGAGATACTGGAACCGTATCCTCCGGTATGTTGGCTAGTTCCTCAGTGATTACTAGCAAAATAAATAGCGGAGCAATATCAACTGGCAAACTAGCCGCAAGTGCAGTAACAACTGCTAAGATTGCGGATGACGCTGTAACAGGGGCAAAGATTGATTTTATTGATGACTCAATAGGAGTTACTAGCACTCACATAATGGTAGCAGATGGCACTGATTACAACAACGTGGCTGTTTCCGGTGATGCTACACTTGCAAATGATGGTACTCTAACTATTGCTAATCTAGCAGTAGAAACAGGGATGTTGGCAAATCTAGGAGTAACTACTGCTAAGATTGCCGCAGATGCCGTCACTAGTGCTAAGATTGCTGATGATTCAATAGACTCAGAACACATTGTAGATGGAGCAATAGATACTGCACACATAGGAAACAATCAAGTTACTGTTGCTAAAATAAGTGGATTAAGTGATTTAGGTAGCGGTACTGTAATCAGTTCTGCTGAGAGAACCAAACTATCTGGAATAGAAACTTCTGCTGATGTAACTGATGCTACTAATGTAGCGGCGGCAGGTGCATTGATGGATGGTGATTTTACATCTAATGGTTTCTTGAAGAGAACTGGTGCAGGAAGTTATACAGTAGACACTAATACATATCTAACTTCTCTAGCAGTTACAGGACTAAGCGATATAAATCAACTAGAGCAGAATCTTGCTAGTATTACTGATGACCACGCCGGACTAGTAACTGCAAAGGCAGTCAAGGCGTATGTAGACAGTATTCCCGGTGGCGTAGGTGGAATGTCATTTGTACTGGAAGATGGAGATGGCACAGAACTCACGATTGCCAATGACAAAGAAATCAAGTTTGTTGAAGGCGGTTTGATTGACATAAACTGGACGGATGTAAGCGATGGTAGTGATGCTGACCCGTATGACCTGACATTTACTGTAGACAATGACCTTGCAAATTACAGCAATACCAATAGCGATTTCACTACTGCCACTGCTCTAACTAACGCAACTGCGGCTACAGCGATAACTGGCAAGGCTCTAACTAACCTCGACACTAGTAGTGGTGGAACAGTAGCCGCAACAGACACAATCCTAGCCGCATTCGGGAAACTGGAAAACAGAGTCGCTCTGAATGATGCGAAAGTAACTAACACAGATGTCAACGTATCAGAAACAAATCTTCGTTCTAGATTAACTGATATTACTGAGAGTGTAACTATTGGTGATGGAACAGATGTGACTCTCACAACTTCTGGTGCTTTAGTAGTAACAGGAAACCTTACAGTCAATGGAACAACTACTACTCTTGATACTACAAATCTTGCAGTAGAAGATAAAAACATAGTATTAGCAAGTGGAAACTCTGCAAGTGGAGTTCTAGATGGAACTGGATTTACATTTGAGGGAGGAAGTTCTGACGATATAACTCTTCAAACTGCTAGTAACGTGTTGGAACTTAAATTAGGCTCAAACTATGGTTCAATGAAGGCAGGTACTTTTACTGGTAATTTAACTGGAGATGTTACTGGTAACGCAGATACCGCAACACTAGCAACATCTGTAACAGTAAGCGCAAATAACTCTACAGATGAGACTGTTTATCCTCTATTTGTTGATGGAGAAACAGGAACACAAGGAGCAGAAACAGATACAGGACTAACGTACAATCCTAGTAGTGGGCTTCTGACGGTTGGAGGATTAACAACAGGAGGAACTGTACAATATGGTAATTTATCTGATGGTTCAATAACAGTTACTGCATTTGAATCCACGTTAACTAATGGAGCAACTTTAGTTCCAACTTCTGCCGCAGTAAAGACATATGTAGATGCTCAAGTAGATACAGTAGATAGTTTAGGTGAAATGAGTAACGTTACTCTAAGCAATGTTGCTCAAGGACATATTATTACCTCAGATGATAGTGGTGCTTTTTCTAATAGAACTTTAACTGCTGGAACCAATGTTAGTATTACTAATGCTTCAAATGGTGCAATAACCATAGCATCTACTGATACAACATTTACCGCCGCGTCTAACAATGGTCTAGTGTTAAGTGGTACAGAATTCAGCATTGATGACCCTGTAAACACAAACATCACTTTGATGAGTTCTGGTGCAGATGGAAGTGCTACTAACCCTGCACAAAGAACCGCAAATACTGCTGACCAATTACTTGTATGGGATGATAGTGCAGGTGAATGGGCATACATCTCACTAGCACATCTATCTGATTTCGCAGTAGACAATGGTGGAGCAGGTGGAATCAAGACATTCAAGACAATCTCAGTTAGTGGTCAAGATGACATAGTTGCTGATGCTTCTGCTGATACCCTAACAATATCTGCTGGAACTGGTCTTGATATCACAACAACTGCCAACACTGATACTCTCACTTTCAATGTAGATGTATCTGACTTTATGGCAAACGGTTCAAACAATCGTATTCTAACTGCTACTGGTGCAGATGCTATGAATGCAGAATCTACTTTCACCTATGATGGTGCAGGTGTGATGAAAATAGACCATAGTGATAGAGTGACTGTATCGCTAGATGGTGTAAAAACATCAGATGCAACGTTTGCTCAGATAGCCGCCGCAAACGATGGAGATAGTGTTGCGAGTATTGCTTTCAATAGAGTGGGTGCTGATGATGC